TGGAATAAACTGTCTTGACTTGTTTGGTAATATTTTTGGACGTTCTTCATCTTATTATTGGGCAGTTTTGAATTCGCACAGTTTAAGTATTTTCGTTGATAATTATACTAATAGTAACCAACGGTATAACTTTTTTAGTTGCGGATGGCTAAAAGACCCTTTGTTTACTGCATCGGTTTTTGTTCAGAATGCGTATTTTTTATGGACGCTCGGACCGAGCTTGGATGTAAGAGCGGCCGGCCGTCCATCATTGGCATTTGCAGTGAATAATAGGCAAAACTTTGTGTTACCAACAGCAACAACTCCAGATCCTATTGCCAATTACCCTGTCTCTTGTCAAACCGCTACCCCCGGAGCTAATACAACAGAATTTTATTTAAGAGATAATGTAGCTCCTAATAAAGCCGTTGGATATATCCCAAATGTTCTAAAATGTTCTTTAAATCTTTCTGTGGGGGGAACATATCGAAATACAGGGGTTGATCCTGATGGCTCTAATAATCCTTACTGGAAGTGTGTCGCAAAAATGGGGAACGAATCAATATTAATGAGAGGGTGGGCTACAGGGATAGTTTAGTATGATCTATTATCACATTTTTGGAACTGCTAGAGAAAAAAGCTTAAATGGGAGTCAAGATAATCCTATATTTTGGCGTACTGGCATACCGATTTCGTGGGACAAAGAACCGACATTAAAGCTTGTTGGTGGAATTAATCTATTTGGTCAATTTTGGAAAATAATTAGCAAATACGGTCAACAAGTAAGTATTTTCTCTATTCCAGAAAATCAGTATAACTCTCGTTACACTGGTTCAATTGCCGACACGATTCCTTTAGAGAGAACCAGTAAAAATTACACTTATTCTGGCACTGTAAGCGAACCCAAAAAACTAGCTTATGATGTTACAGTAATTGACATTATTCGTGTCATTAATCAAACTGATTTTCCTGATGATCCTTACCCAGTAAATATTCCTGAATTTCCTATTATTCCAGATAAAGACTATCAAACAGAAATTCAGTTTTCTAATTCTTTACTAGAAAACACAGAAGGGGCAGAACAACGAATAGTGGAATGGTCTAGCCCTATTAGAGTGTTCAATCTTGCTCGAACTGCATTACAATCTGATGATTTAAATACCATTCTCGACTTTCATGAAGAAATGAAAGGATCAAAAAAAGATTTTCTTTATCGTGACCTTTCTGATTATCAGGTAAAAGGAATTTATGAATGGCTAATTTATTGTCGATTAAGTAACGATAATGTTAATAGTATGCGCTCTGTAGATACGGTTGGGCAAATTGTTTATTGCGCTTTTGATATTAATAACTCAGGATTTGATAGAACACCATGAACTTACCTTTAATTAACAATGACAACGCCGGCAATTCTTATTATGGCTGGACAACTAATAATCTAGATTGGGCTCCAGAGTCTTTGGGATTTACAAACACTCAATGTGCTGACTGGATAAATGGTTTTTTTGGACAAACTTGCGCTTTCGCAAATTCTACTACATTTAATTTAATTTTACCAGTTAGTTTTGAATCACTAAGTTTGCCTGCAACTGCGTCAAAATTTAGATTTAACAGTCTTGGGATAAGTAAGGATATGGGAAACCCTTCGACGACGACGATAGACAGCCGATACTGTGGAATTAACTGTATTGACTTGCTTGTGCGGGTTTTAAACCGTCCTTCATCTTATTATTGGGCAGTTTTGAATTCGCACAGTTTAAGTATTTTCGTTGATAATTATGTTCCAGGCGACCAACGGCATACCTTTTTTAGTTGCGGATGGCTAAAAAACCCTTTGTTTCCTGCATCGGTTTTTGTTCAGAATGCTTATTTTTTATGGACGCTCGGACCGAGCTTGGATGTAAGAGCGGCCGGCCGTCCATCATTGGCATTTGCAGTGAATAATAGGCAAAACTTTGTGTTACCAACAGCAACAATTCCAGATCCAATTGCCAATTACCCTGTCTCTTGTCAGAGTGCTACGCCAGGCGCAAATCTAACAGAATTTTATTTAAGAGATAATGTAGCTCCTAATAAAGCCGTTGGATATGTTCCAAATGTTCTAAAATGTTCTTTACCTCTTTCTGTGGGGAGAATCTATAGAAATACGGGAATAGACCCAGATGGTTCCGATAATCCGTATTGGATGTGTGTAGCGGAAATTGGGAACGAGCGTCTTTTAATGCGAGCATGGGCTGAAGGATTAGTTTAGCATGGTAAATGGGCAAATTGTTTATTGCGCTTTTGCCCTTAACAACTCAGGATTCGATAGAACACCATAAACAGCGATTTTAACATGACTTCTTTTATCCCAAATGGCAATACCGAATTTTACACAGAAGGAGTACTTTCCCCAGAACACGATGGGGTAAAAACAGAATTTATTTTGATTAAAAAATATTCCTGCGGCAATAACGTTCATCACAGACCTATTCTTTATCCAGATATTGATAGCCTAAAAATCTATCAAGGAACTACAGAAATACCACCGGCAGAATATATAGTAGCTCCTGGTAAAATAGTTTTTAATAATCCGCCTCCTAGTAGCCCCAAATTAACTTGGGAAGGCACTTTTAAAGTATTATGTCATTTTGAAGAAGATAAATTAGATTATCAGCCTATCACAAAAAATAGAAATAACGCTATTTTTACTATCCCTAAATTAATTTTACGAGAATCAAGAATTGAACCTGAAATTGCATTGCTACCTGGTGATGTTTTTTATCCAAATTTAAATCACGATTTTAATTTAAATTTGACTAAAAGGTGTACAATTTCTCCTAAATTTGAGACAAATATTGTTAGCTTATCTAGTGGAGAAAGAAAAAGATTTTCTCGGAGAAATACTCCCTCTGACATTAGCTCTTTACAACAAAGAAAAACTTTATCTCAAAAAGATATTGATTATTTGATTGCCCTATGGTTGTGCGCTAAGGGGTCAGGATCAACATTTCGTTATCCTGATTTAGTTAACGGTTTATCAATCTTATCCCGGTTTAACTCTGTTTCTTTGAGCTACCAAAACCAAACCTCTTTACAAATTTATTCACTTGGAGAATTACAGATAAGGAGATTTACTGAGGGAATACAACAAGATTCAGGGTTAGAAGATTCTTTTGCAAATCCTGTTTTAAGGCTTTGTTATTGCGTTTTAATTGAACTTACAAACGGAGAAAAGCTTGGTTATACAAATTTTTCCCAAGACTTAAAAATTGGTGAAGTAGTATTTCGGGCAAAGCAAGCTCTTGATCCGACTGCAATAGAAAAGCAATTAGGAATACAATCGGATAATCAAGAATACAGAGGTGCTTTTAGTGATAATATTGACGAAAATTTACTTTTTTCTGATAAATTTAGAGAAGCTCGAATTATCACAGCAATTGTTGATTGGCAATATCCTCCTAATTCACTTTTGGATCTTCCAGATGAGCAAATACAAATAGGTTATGTGGGAGAGATTAAATCACTTGGTGGCGAAAGCTATACGCTTGAAAATCTTACTGCCTCTAGCATTAATTTAAGGCAAAGTAGAGATGAAAAAACGTCACCTTTTTGCCGATGGGCTTTTGGACAGGATAACGGTGATAACTCAGGATGCCGTAAACAAGTACCATTTTACGAGACTCAGGTTGCTGGTGTTAGTAGTCGGAGAGACTTTGAGGTGTGGGGAGAATATCAAAATCTTGCTTGGGGAAAATGCACATTTACAGACGGGGCAAATAAATCAGCTACTTACGCAATTTACCGAACTGTTTCAATATTTGGAGGTAAAACTCAAATTCAGTTGTTTACTGAAGCATCTGGTTCCGTAGCTACCCACGATGGCGTAATCCTTACTGCTGGATGCGATAAAACCTACAGTACTTGTAAAAACACTTGGAATAATGCTATAAATTTTGGCAATATCCCCAGTTTTGGGAACTTTATGCCTGGGAATGACTTTTTATTAAGCTCTCCAAAGCAAAGTTAAGTGTTTCTAAAAAAATTAATTTCAATTCATGAATGACAGTAAAAAACTCTAGAATAGTTTTATTGATGTTTCCCTTTTGCCATGTATTATATTTCTGTTGCCAACCAAAGCCGTCCCCCCTATGTCGAGAATCACGATTTAAAAATAAATTTTAACGATCTTGGGACTGTCGTTGCTATCGCAATAGCATTACTTAGTATGTTTTCAAGAAATACCAAATCACAGGCTAAAGAACTTGACCACGAAACCTTTGAGAAAACATCAAGGAAGATGGAGTCTCTTGAGCAAAAGCTAGAGAAAATGGTTGAAAGACTATCAACAGGAATAGAAAAACTGACTATATTAACAGCGCAACTTGACAAAGAGATAAGTCTTATTAAAGCCAAACAAGAAACTTTCTCTTCTATTTCTACTCAAATAGAAGGACTTCGCAAAAAACAGGAAGAACTTGATATACGAATCGGAATACTTGAACATAAATCTTAACAGAATTGTCAACTTTACTAACTAAATTGCCATGAAATTTTTAACAGCAAATCGCAACACTATTCTAAAATCGCACCTAACAGACTCCAGTTCTGAAAGTCTTCCTCAAGACTTTAGGGCAATCCCAATCAAAGCTGGACAAAGAGTAATTTATAGTCAGATTCTCAAAAGAGAAAAAAATCACTATTTGCTAGAAATAAAGCCCCCGATTGAGGGTAAATTTAATTGGTACGCTTTTGTTGGTCACTTTAACGATCCCAATCCCCCTGTAGTCCCCAAGGATCAAGTTGAGGGTGTGTTTGACAGGCTTAACGATAAAATTACTGATTTTCAGTTTCAAAAATTAGATGAGTGCCTTAAGAGATTTAACATTACCACAGTACAAAGAGTTCGACATTTTTTAAGCCAAATAGCCCATGAATCAGCAGGATTACGGTACATGGTAGAAATCCACGACGGCTCAAATTATGAAGGACGAAAAGACTTAGGGAATACCAGACCTGGTGACGGCAAAAAGTTCAGAGGTGTAGATGCTCTCCAAATGACTGGCAGAGCCAATTATCAGGCATTTGCTAACTATATAGGCGATCAGCGTGTTATGGAAGGGTGGCGATATGTTAGCGAAAGATATTTATTTTTACCATCTGGGTTTTGGTGGATGAATAACAAAATGAATGAGTTGTGTGACCGTGGGGCAACCGTTGAACAAGTCACCCGTCGCGTCAACGGTGGTACAAATGGACTAGCTGAAAGAAAACGGTATTATGAGAGGGCTTTAAGATTTATCTAAGATATTGACAATTCAAAAAGTAACCTGTAATATTTAGTTAAAACTAAAGGTTGTCATGAAAAAAGAATTTCGTCCGTTAATACTAGAGACAGTAGAAAACTATCAAGAATTTGTTAACTGTTACGAGATTACTACAATTACTCACTGTCCCCTAGAGGATTGGTATGTAGTGGATGTGACTTCAAAAGTGGGAATTGTAATATCTAATGGTGCGGCTAAGGCTTTAATGGAAGCGTTAACTACCGATTTATTTTTTTGCAGTGACGACATTGACGAAAGAAAAGTTTTGCGGAGCGATGGAACATTTGCTAGATTCTTTTAATATTTAGATTTCTCCTTGGGTGATTTAAAACAGACCATCAACAAAATGGTCTGTTTTCTTATATCATAGAAATAGTACATGGCAGTTCTAATGGCAAAAAAGAAGAAAAAGGATGACAAATTAAGAGGCTCTCAGCGATCCCTTACTTCACCTGGTATCGTGTCAGTATCACGTCGGTACGATTTGGAGATTACGGAAAATCCTATCCGTGATCCGAGAATATCAAGAGAATTAATCGAACTTAATCAATGGTGCTATGAAGTCATCCACGCCCTTGACATGGCCGCTTCTGATACCTTTGCGTCTGATGATGGAGACGATCAGGGATGGGTAGTAGCCAAAACCCTTGATGATGAAGAAACTCCTATTAACTCAGAGGTATTTGCCATTGCAGAAGATATTAGGTTAAGAAAGCAGAATTTTTCAACCTACATGATTGGTGGGGATAGACTCAAGAAAGCCCTAAGATGGGCATTAGGGAAAGGAGAATGTTTTCTAGAATTGGGCATTGAACGAGAAGGGTTATCTGCCAACAAGTCTAAAGATTTTGGTGTAGCAAAGACTCTTTATTTACCTACCTTTGAGATGTTTAGAAAAGAAACAGATCAAGGGGAACTAATTGGTTTCGAGCAAAGAAAATATGTCTCGGAGTCTGACCCTGATTATTTTTTTGAACCCTATAAAATCTGTCATATTCGCCATGAACCTGATTTTCTTTATGGTCGCTCTCTTTGGCTAGCTTCTTTAGATGCTTGGGCTGACGTTAAACAGGCTTTTGATAATTTGATTAGGGCATCTAATGACTTAGGAGTTTCTCCGACTCTGCATATTATGCCAGGTATTTCTACCGAGCAAGAAAGAATTTATGAGCGAGAATTAGAAATCCGTAGAAAAAGCGGAATAATATCCGACCATATTCTCAGCTATCCTGGGCAAGATATTCGTAAAATGGCTAATTTTAACTCTGATTTAACAGGGCTAATTGATACTCTTTTGCAATGCCGGTACAAGCTAATTATCCCTGGATTCCCGACCTATTTCTTCCCAGGATTAGAATCAAAAGGGGGAACTAAAGAGTTATCCCGGTCGCCTGATCGTCGCTATTCTAGGATGAGATACGGATGGTGTCAGCTTCTTAGCGGTGCTATCAAACAGGTAATTGACACAGAAATCATTCTCAGAAAAGGATTAGATTTTTATGCCGAAAATGCTAAAAATAAATATCGGATACTGTGGCCAGAATGGAGTGAATCTATAGATGGTATGTCTGGGGGAGAAGTTGAAGACACTGACTCTGATTTAACCGATGAAGAAACTAATAAACAACCTGTTAAAAAAATAAATATAAATCAAAATGATTAATCAAATTATTCACGGTGATTGTTTTGATGTTTTAAAAAATATTCCTGATAGTTCTATTGATTTAATCCTAACCGATCCTCCTTATGGACTTTCGTTCATGGGAAAAAATTGGGATCATGGTGTACCTGGTGTACAGTTTTGGATTGAAGCTTTACGAGTCGCTAAACCAGGAGCGCACCTATTTGCTTTTGGTGGGACTCGTACTTTTCACCGATTGGCAGTAGCAATCGAGGACGCTGGTTGGGAAATCAGAGATACCATTATGTGGGTCTATGGGTCGGGGTTTCCGAAGTCGCTTGACGTGAGCAAGGCGATTGATAAGATGGCAGGTGCGAATCGGGAGGTGGTAGGCTCAAAAGAGGTCTCCGATATGCGCGGTGGCAACTTTAAAACATCAAATGGCCGCATATTGGTTAACATCACCGCCCCCGCAACCGAAGATGCCAAACAATGGCAAGGCTGGGGGACTGCTCTAAAACCAGCACTCGAACCGATTACGGTGGCTCGTAAACCTCTCACTGGCACGGTCGCGGAGAATGTGTTAGAGCATGGCACGGGTGCGATTAATATCGATGGGTGTCGTGTGGAGTGTGAAGGTAAGCCAGTTTTCATCAATGGTGTTGAACGTGATAGAAACAGATCAAGTTACGACACTGGTGGCAGTAATCGAACGGGTAAAATAACTACACAAGGCCGCTGGCCTGCGAACCTCATCCACGACGGCAGCGAGGAGGTGGTGGGGTTGTTTCCTTATCAGAAGTCAGGCAAGGTTAAACCTCACGTTATAAAGCGTGACAAAACAGTAGTAGATTTTAAGCGTGGGTTGACTCAAAAAACAGGGTATTTTCTATCTAGCGAAGGCTCTGCCGCCCGCTTTTTCTATTGCGCTAAAGCTAGTAAATCCGAACGCGGTGAAGGTAATACTCATCCTACGGTAAAACCACTAGCATTAATGAAATATCTCATAACTTTAGGATTACCTCCGGGTGGGACAGTCCTCGACCCTTTTTGTGGTTCTGGCACTACTGCTTTAGCTTGCAAAGAATTAGGTAGAAATTATATCTGTATCGAGAAAGAATTAGAATATTATCAGATAGCTTGTAACAGACTAGACCAACCTATAGAACCTATTCCAGATGAACCGATAGAAGAACCAGTAGATAATTCTCCATTACAGTTAAAACTGTTTTAAATTTGATAAAATACAGTAAAACCAAGAGATAATTATGACAAATCTAAAAGCTTATGTTGTTTCCGATTCTAATAATCATGTTCTAGTCGCCAATATGACCGAACTGGAGGTTATTGAAGCTTTAAAAGATGAGGTGTCTAAGCTAAAAGCTCAGATCGGTGAACTTAACAAAGCAGAAGCAGAAACAGAAGCGTAAGTGGATTAGGGAACTGTCAAGAGTTATTTCTTGTCAGTCAAGAGTTATTATTTAATTTAAAGAGAAAATCCATGAATAACAATAACTTTGACGCTATTATCGAAGATTTGAGTATCGAAGACTTGAGAGCCGAATACGCCGAATTAACCGACTCATACGATAACCTGATGTTTGATTATGAAACATTAAAATTAAAGATAAAAATGTTAGAAATTAAAAACCGTAACCTAAAAGCTAAACTCAATAAATCAGAAAAAACCCAAGAATTAGTTTATGACGGATTAGGAGATAAATAACATGACAGATAAATTCAACCCAAAAGATAAAAAGCCAAGTAACCTTACCAAAAAGATGAGTAAAGAAGAATGGGAAATGCGAAAACCACTGCCGCCAGAAATATTAATTTCTTCTTTACAAGAACCAGTTCATAAAAACATTGGATGCTCTAAATTTGTTAAGGCATCGAAAAGCCCGATAAAACCATCGAGAGTAGAATTAGAATAAAGTAATCATGGCAGATAAATTCAACCCAGAAGATAAAAACCTACAGCCAATTAGTCGGTTGCTAGGGAGAGCCGAAGTAACAGCCGATGACATCCAAAAAGCTATCGATGACTGGAAAAAGAAACCTCCGGATGATGAATTTAAAAACCTATTAGAACCTGAAATAAGTTATGAGTGATTTTTCTTTTAACCCTGCAACTCGACGCTATCGAGACAATCGAACGGGGAGATTTGTCTCCACTGAAAAAGTTAGACAAATCTCCCAACAAACTATTAATGCCCGTACTCAAAAAACAGATAAACTTACCCGTGACCTTTTACAGAAAAAAATAACTGCCAGCGAGTGGGAAGAAAAAATGTCTTTCGAGATTAAAAACCTAACTATTCAGCTTTATCGAGTTGGTAAGCCCGATATGACCAATTCTGACTATGGCAGAATTGGTCAGATGCTTAGAACACAATACGCACGATTAAGAAAGTTTTCCCGTGATATTATTCTTGGTACTCAATCAGAGGCTCAAATAATCAACCGCTCTAAACAGTACGTTGCCAAGTCTAGGGAAGCTTTTGAGGAGGGAAGCCGGAGAGGACACGCTCTAGTCAACAAGTGGGAAAAGAGAATAATTACCAAAAAAGAATCTTGCCAAGAGTGTCTTTTTTATGAAAGTGCCGGTTGGCAGCCTATCGGAACACTCCCCCGACCGACTGAAAGATGTACTTGCCGGGCTAATTGCGGCTGTTACTTTATTTTTTCTAACTCTAGGGAACGACCTACCCAGAATATGCTTTCGTTAAACTTTGGCTGGACGAAATAAAAAACGCAGGGTATCAATCCTGCGCTGTTTCCTCAGCTATACACTTTCTATGGAGACAAATATTTTGTATTGAAATTTTATATTTATAGGTTGGGCTGGAGACGACACTATTAATATACATCAACCAACCATAAACGTCAAGTCTTTAGATAGAATTATTTATATAAGTATTTTTTATTGACATGGAACTAGAACTAACCCGCGCTGAATTAGAGCTATTGCTACAGACCCGTCATCCTACCGACGAGGAGATGTCGTTAATCAATCAATTCAAACCCTACGGACTCGATCCGTGGGAATCATCGGAACTGATGCGATTTGCTTTAATTGCTTCAAATAACTTAATTCACGGTTCTGGCCAGGTATGGGATAAAAATGTTTTAGAAACCATGGCAGCTAGTTACCCTGGATGCGCTTTGATGCTCGATCATGAGTGGGAAGACCAGACCAAAACTTTTGGGATGATCTATGATTCTTTTATTTATTCCTTGCCTCGTGTAAGCAAGGAAGGGATAGTGCGAATCCTCGAAAAATCTCCTAATCCAAGCGAAGATTATCGAATAATCCAAAAAGACGGCTATCATCAGGTCTTGGTCTTTGGATTTACAGAAGCGACTCACCCGATTATTTCAGAAATTTCCTATGGCAGAAAAGCCGATGTTTCAATGGGGGGAATTTTTTATGGCGAGTCGATTTGTCCTATCTGCGATATTCCTTACAGTGATCCTAAATGTCCCCACTACCCCCCATATATGGCAGGGCTAGTAGATGAAGAAACGCTAACCCCTTACTATCGCCGTTCTGGAAAAATGGATTCTATCGAATGCAGTTTTGTTGCCAGTGGCAATTGTCGCCAAGCAAGATTAATAGATTCCCGTCCCAATACTTTTGTTTTTACCTAAAACAGAAAGTTCTGTAGTACAATTATATCTAATAGTTAGTGATCAGCAATCAGTAATGAAAAGTACCCTAAAAGAAATTAAGCGGGTTACTCCCGTAGTTGTTAAAGATTCAGCAGAAGGAAGTGATACTCCTTCTCAAGAAGAAATCTACACCCTGACTCAAAAAGCCACTTTTCGGGGTGATTTAAAGTTTTCTGAGGGTGGTGTACCAGTTAAAAATTCCGACCCTGATCCCACTCCCGTCCCAGTCTTTGATCCCAAAGCGATTCAAGAGATTGTCAAAAACACCGTAGCAGAAACCGTAGCTTCAGTAAAGCAAGCGATGGAATCGGAAAAACAATCTGCATTAGAGTCCCAAAAGCAACAATTTGAAGCTACAAAAGCCACCCTAGAAGCTTCTCTCAATTCTGCCACGGAAGCTATCCAAAAATCTAATGAAAAAATTGCTCAACTAGAAACTAAAGTCACTGAGTCAGAAAAAACGATTAATAACTTTGCTGACTTAGGAAAGCTTTACGGTAGCCAAACACCAGAAAAAATGCAGTTGCCTAACTTCAATAAAACCGTCGCTCATGATGCTGATAAAATTACAGGTGCGCTTGACGAAACCTTTGATTTGATTGAAGACATTCAGAAAAATTCTGGTGTAATCTATTCGGCTCCTGTAATGGGCGGTAATCAGACAGTAAACCTGTACGATAAAGTACGATTAGATCGCCATGTTAAAAATAACCGGCAACAGATTGTTGACTCTTTAGATGATTGGGGCCGCAAACAAGGCTGGTTCAGAGGGACTCGTTCGGCTCCTGTAATGGGCGGTCAAGTTTCAAAAAATAGCCCAACGACTGCGGCGGATTTGCCTCCGTTTTTTCTTGACACTTTGTCAGCAATTCTCCGTACAACTCAAATCCCTGGGTTTGCCTTTTGGCAGATTCCTAATTACGCATTAGACTTTACGGCTCGTAATGGAACTGTTATCCGAATTCCTCGATTAAATTACCTAACAAGTTCCCCGTCGGTAAGCGATTATCAACTATCAGGAAAGGGTGAGTATGCTGATCTGACTTCTGAATCAGATAATAATAGTGCGTCTAGCGTATCGGCAGAAATCTTTGAATATGGGCGCGGTAAAGTAGGTGCTTCTACTGCAATCCGACCTGTTTCTATCCCAACTTTCACTGAATATTTTAGTGCGATGGGAATGATTGATTGGATGCAGATGACGCTGTATAACGACTATGCAAGTTTTGATAATACCATGATCAAAACGATGCTTGATAGTACGTCACTGCATTTGTATAACAAAAAAGGCAGTCTTGTTACTTCTCCTACTGGATTATCAGCAACAGGAGATGATGGAACTTTTACCAAAGGATTCTTGCGGCGATTATATCAATACGCCCACGATAACAAGTTCCAGATGTATCCCGACCAGACGTATTTGCTATTCTTAAATTCGACTCAAATTCTGCAATTAAAAGAGAGTTATAATGACGATTGGCAAGCAAATACGACTCGCGATCTTGACGCTTTACTAAATATTCTCAATCCATCCTATATTCCCCCTGGGGATACTGGAAGGGTTAACTCGTATTTAGGGTTGGTAGAAAAATTCCATATTTTTGAAACTGGGCAAAGCGTCGGTGTCGGAGCGGCTGGTCAACCCGGTGTTCAAAGTGAAACATTGGGCGGTTCTTTAGGTGCTAGAACTACCCGTACTGGTTATTTAATTGGAGCCGGTGCGTTAGGTGTTGGTGTAGGGATGCCGTTTCAAATCACTTTTGATAATGTCACTCAATTTGATCGTCGGATTCGCGCAACTTGGTTAGCGTGGCTCGGCTACAAAACTCTTGACGTTGATCCCGTAGGTACTGGGGAAGCCTCTCAGCAGTTACGAGTAGCTGAATTACGCACCCTAGATGTAGCGGTATAAACTTTATCTTTCTAACAATTATGGCAAGCAAAGAAACCCTCGAAGAAACTTTACCCACTGTGACAGGTGGAACTAAAAACCTTCCCCCGACAAATGGAACCAATGAAGTTACTTACGGCAATCTGAAAGCACTAGGTTATCCAGTCTGTAACCGGTGTAAAGGTCAACTCAGAACTGATCTCGATCATCGTCCATTTTGTCCAGTCAAAGACACCAGTTGTCCTCTATTGAGCAAAATTTCCTAATGATTTTTAGCATCGATGACCTCTCTATTTTCGCACCATCGGTATCTTTATCAGAAGATGCCGTCACTGGTGCGATTTACTTTGTTCAATCAATCATTGAAGGCGATAGAGGAGCGGATCGACCCCTAGAGATTACCCGTCATCGGGAAAGACTAAGAGTTAATCTAAAATTCCAAAATTTTAGATTAACTTATGTCAGTATAAATACTCCACTTATCAGCAATCCTGCTCCGATAATTAAAGCTAGACTAGGCAATATTACCGATGGATTTAATCGGGCTATCGTTCCTGATAGTTGGCAAATTTTAGGCTCTAACGACTACATAATCGATATAGACGGGCAAATTCACCTATCTACTGCGATTGGTAGATCGTGGGGATATGGCGGCTATCGTGGCTACAGTCGGGAACCATATCCTGAGTTTTCTGAGGCTGATGTAGAGTATTCCAGTGGCATTGATTTTACCCAAGATGCCCGACAAACAAAAGAGATAAAAGCGGCTTTTGGTCGTGTTTTAGATTGGGTATGTAATACTGGTTCTTTTAAAGGTGTTTCGTCAGTTGAGTTACCTTTTGAAGAGGCAAAAATCAACTACGGAACTGGTCAACTTGGTACAATTCCTGATGATTTGCTAATGATATTTAAAAAGTATCGCCCAATAAAATTATGAAAGCGATTTTTATCTGTCCACTTCCGCCGACTCTTAATGAACAAATAAGATACGCTCGTGCAAATAAATTTAAAAGCGCAACTACTAAAAAAGAATGGGACTTTAATATACAAAAACTTATTATAGAACAAGAAATTCCATGTTTTCCTGACAAAGTATGGATGCTTTACGAATGGCGAATTAAAAACTTTGGGCGTGACCCTGATAATGTTTGTGGCAGCGCAAAATATGTTAATGACGCACTGAAAAAGACAGGAGTTATTGTCGACGATAATTTAAAATATATCTATGGATACGATTCAATATTCACAAAATGGACGAAAGACGAATTAAAGTTAACAATTAGCGATAAACCAATTCTAAACAAAATTTTTATAGAGGATGATAATAGCAATGTCATATCTTAAATTAGACCCGTCTATTGTCTGTGTTTTAATTGTTTTCGCCTGCTTGACTCATTCTTTCTTTACTCCTGAAACTACTGACACCTACGGCAATGTTATCGTAGCAATTGTTTCAGGATACCTCGGCTACCTAAAAGGTTCCGATGCTTAACTACCCTGATCAAATCTTGCATAAAGTTTAATTCTCCGTCCTAGTTTTGCGGCAATTCCTAACTGTTGACTTGTCGGGGACTCAAACACATTTAACTGTCTGACAAGACCGATTCTGCCATTAATCGTTACTTGTAATTCTCCTGTACTCATGATCGGGAACGGGTAATCTTTAGGCTTTACCAATCTTCCCTCAAAATATTCACAATCGAGATAACTACCTTCTTGTACTTCTGCCACAGGCGGTTTTGACTGTTGCAACCAACAAGCAATTACTACAGACTCTATAGAAGATGCTCGAATAACTGGATTACCAACGGCATCGGTAGTCATGATAGAGCCTGTAGCCACAGAAAAGGATAGAGAAGCATTAGCCTTAATTGTGGGATTTTCTAGAAACTTTCCCGCAACTCCAATAGCACTGTCGAACATTTGTATTAATATAAATTTTTCTAATCTTAGTGTATCAAAATTATCTTGACAATTCAAGTAAGAAGGCGTATAGTTTGGTTATAGTAAATTTACAGAGGCAAGTACATTATGAGAAACAATTTATCAGAGTCTAAAAACTGGTTAGGTAATCTTTCTGGATCAATTTCTAATGAGGAGGCTTTTGAGAAAGCATTAGAATATGAGCGTGTTTTTCGTCAGAATGTATCCTCAGAAACTACCTTTTATTCCCTAACAGATGATTTAAGCGATCTTGATTCTTGGACAAGAAACTTAGTGGGGGTTGTTGATTTAGTCTCAGAAGACCCCAAAGAATCGTATATTGATTATTCAGTAGAGAAGTATCGGTAAGAGCTAAAACATGAATATCAAACAATTTCAAATAGAGTTTAGTGGGAAAAGCTCAGAACGTCTTGAAGAAATATCTCAGCAGTTGAATTTATCGGAGCCTGAAATTATTCGCAAAGGATTAAAGTTTATGGCTTTATACGCTAAATCTCAGGCAGAAAAAGATACTCGGTTAATACTTGAAAAAAATGGCGATCAAAAAGAGATAATCATCTAAAAGAGGTGTTATGGTATGGATGCGAATCTAATAAAAAACCTTAAAAAAGACTTAATAGAATTAAGAAGTCAAATTTGGGATAAAATGTCGGATACTCAAAAAGAACAATATTATCAAGATGAAGCTAACAATGCTATCAGCGTTGAAAACATTATTTCTTTTTTTAACAAACATTCTGATAGAATAAAAAAAGAAATTGATAATCCTAATTTTCAAGATTTATTTGACAGAAGATTAGAGATGAAAATCACTTGTTTTGACAATTTTTGGGAGGAATTAGACAATAGAAGATAAATTCACGCTAGAAGATTACATCTATGTTCCCATTGAACCAGAAATGGTAAGAAAGCTACTTAAACATCACGGAAAAGACTGGGAACCTTCTGACGAATTTAACAGCTTTTATTGTTACTTAAAACAAACATTGAAAGACTTTGGCAATAGATTTAGTCCTCAAAAAGAAGAGTCTGAATTTTAACTTAGGAGTAATCATGTCTCAACCTATCGAACTTTCTTTAGAACAGCAGTTCAATATTCGTTCTTTTCAGATTCAGGTAGAAAAAATGAGTCAGGAGCAAGCGCAGGATTTCCTGATCAAGCTTTACGAACAAATGATGGTCAGAGAAAATATGTACAAAGCTTTTCTTAAACATCAATGGGGATTAAGTGATAATCCGTGGCAAAAAACAAAGTAATACTACAGTGCCAGTTATCGGTTATCGGATCAATATACACTAACCCAAAAAACCAATGAGAACCATCTGGAAGTACCCTATAGATACAACTCCTTGTTGCGAGATTGAAATGCCTTTAAACGCAAAGATATTATGCGTTCAGTTGCAGAATAATATTCCTACACTTTGGGCATTAGTAGAAACAGAAGAACCTAAGAGGATTTTTGATATTTTGACTTACTATACTGGTAGCTATTGGATAGATAAAAAAGGACAATACATTGAAACTTATCAACTAGCTGGATTGGTATATCATGTATTTGTTAGACCTCATCCTGCATCTCCTTAGATAAACCTTTCGTATATTTGTTAAAGTTTCTGATCGCATCCCTAATATTTGCCTTTCGTAAAAAATTCTCAAATAAAGAAGGACTTATGGCTATTGCAGAAATTGACAAAAGAATATTGATTCTTTTTCAAAAAGTAAGAGAATTGCTTGCCAATAAAAAAGAATCAATCAAAAAAACATTAGCAGAAATAAAATCTCTTGAACAAAGTAGAGGTAAAATCAATTATGACTCTTGAAGAAATCAACGCAAAACTGGACTTGCTTCTAGAAGAAATAGAAAACTGGAAACCTAAATCTGATTTATATCTTAAAGAAATAAAAGCCTGGAAGCAACCAAATCTTAAAGAAAAAGGAAAACCCAATGTTTAATGCGATCTACAAGCCCAATCAGTTGATTTTAGGCAGTGGCTATATTGCTATCTGTACAGGATGGACTCCTGCTAAGTCAGTAGCCGCAAAACTCGATCCTTCCGATTATGCCGTAATTGGTAATCTTTATAGCGCATCAAGGGGAATTAACTTTTTGGTTCGCAATTTGTTAGCTAATCCCCACGTTTGCGATCTTGTTGTAATGGATTCAACTCGTGAAGACAAAAATTCTGGTAGTGTTCAATGCTTGAAAGATTTCTTTGAGAATGGAGTTTGTAAAGGAAAAAATGATGTAGGGAAAGAGTGTTGGGTAATTGATTCTTTAGTGAAAGGATATATTGATATAGATATTCCTTTAGAAGTTTTAAATCAATTACGGTCTTCTGTTACTTTAAGAGATAGTCTCACAACTTACGCAATTCTGATGTTGAGGCTATCAGTTTATGGTGCTAATAAACCGTGGGCAGAACCAATGGTTTTTCCCTACAACGAACCTACATCAGAAGTAAAACCCGGACCACGATATGGTCATCGGATTGAAGGTAAAACCATTGCTGAAACTTGGATAAAAATATTGCAAAGAATCAAAACTACTGGCACTATCAGACCTACTGGCTATGACGGTAAATGGCAAGAATTAATCGATTTAATGGCGATAGTTACCGACGAACCAGAAGACTTTTATTTTCCAGAACCTAATTACTTGCCTTTAGATAGAGAATATCTAAAGAACTATATCCCACAAATACTTGATGATGCCAATTATCGGGAAGGAGTTAAATATACCTACGGTCAAAGATTGCGATCTTGGTTTGGTCAGGATCAGATTAAAGCAGTTATCACAAAATTAATCAAAGAAATCGACTCTGCCAGTGCAGTTATGTCCCTTTGGGATAGCGGGAGTGGAAACTATCAAATACTTGCCGAACATGATAGTTGGCGTGGACACGATCATAATACAATCGTGCGAGGAGAAAGAAAAGGGGGTGACTCAGATCATAATCACGGCGGTTCACCTTGCCTTAATCACATCTGGGTAAGAGTAGTAGATAATGAACTGTCTTTAACAGCTACCTTTAGAAGTAATGATATGTTTTCTGCTTGGCCGGCTAATGCAATGGGATTACGGGCTTTACAGCGTCATATCAGAGATGAAATTGCTAGTCAATCTGAGTACGATTTAACAATAGGTCCACTGATTACTATTAGTCAATCAGCCCATATTTACGATGACTGTTGGGAGAATGTCGAACAGTTAATTAACAATCAATACCAATCGATTATTAGTCAAGAGTTTCGAGGCTACAGTGACCCTGCTGGTAACTTCTTAGTAGAAACAGATGGCAATAATATCACAGTCAGTCAGCTAACCCCTAACGGTGAATTTGTGGAAAATTGGGAAGGTAAGAATCCTTTGAAGCTAATCCGTCAAATAATTGCCGATTGTCCCAGTATTCTATCTTTTCATATCGGCTACCTAGCTATAGAAATTGAACGGGCATCTCAACTAAAAACAAATTACACTCAGGATAAATAAATGTCAACACAAATCATCCCAAAAGGACAATCCCTTCCCGACGGCACTTATCTGTATAAATGCCCTTGCTATGTTAATCCTTGCAACCTGTGTTTTAACGGCGATGAGACTGCTATAATTAACTCTTTAAAGACAGCAAAAGGACAACAATATTATGGCAACTTAAAAGCTTATTTGGCTATAAAAGGACAGATCATTATATCTACTGCAAAGTCAATAAAAGAAAAAAATAACGGCAAATTTACAATGATTAATATTACAAAATTAGCTGATACTCTAGGGTTTCCTAGAACACGAATTAAACCTTTAATAGAATATTTAGAAGAGTGTGGCTTTATAAAAGCTGGAACTTATGATAGACTGAGAATATCAATCAATTGGCAACCGACAAAGATGTAATTACTTCAAATTAAATTACATGGTAAACGGGAAAGAACCGAATGGAAAGGAGTGTTTAATTAAAATAAAATGGAAATAAAGGAATTAAAGCAATTTTGCTGTGATAGAATTGCTAACGGACATAAAACTATCACTCTAGAAACAGAATCAACTCGATTGCTAGTAAGTCACGGGCCTATTGGAGAACTACTGTGTATTAATAAACGAGGCAAGCACGTTGTTTTGTATGATGCTTTAAAAGTTTTACAGTTTCTAGATAAGCTTGAAAATCAAGAAATAAAATCAAAAATTAGGAGTAAATAAATGACTAAAAAAGATTTCCCAACACTAGCAGTTCTAAGTATTACTAGCGGGCGATTACTGACACAACCAAAAGACGCAAGCGAAGGTAACGGCTTTGATCAGATATACGAAGTATTAGAATGGATGACTAACGATTTGCCAAATCGCACCAATTGGGGGCAATTTGCAGTAGAGGCAGTAGAGTGTCAGCAGTGGATTTATCGACAGCATCCTGAGATTATCGAGGCAGACAAATGGATAGAAAACAAATTGATAGAAAAATGCGAAGCTGAGGACGTGAAAGCTTGCCAAACTGCAATGCTTGCAAAGTTTGGTGAGACGATCACGTTACAGAAAATTCCACAAGGCTATCACAATTTTAAAAATCTGTAGGAGTAAATAAATGATTAACGTAATTCAAAGAAGTGGAGAAACCCGACCCTTAGACATCCCTAAAATTCGACGAGTAGTTGAATGGGCGTGTGAAGGGCTAGAAGTAAATCCCCTCGCTTTAGAATCAGGATTAACTTCTCGATTACGAGATGGGATTACCACTAGAGAAATTCAAGACAATTTAGTCAATGTAGCCACGCAATTGTTTTGTGTAGAAGAAACTGATTGGAAGTATGTAGCCGGAAGACTTCACATCTGGGGATTATGGAAAGATACAAGGATTAAAAGAGAATTTGGCGGCTATTTATCTCGTACGGTTTTTAGAAGATTAGAAGGAACCGACTACGCTAAATATGTTCAGTGGCAAGTGGATAGGGGTGTTTATAATTCAAAAATTACTGAAATCTATGACGAAAACGATTTAAAGATTGCGGGGGATTGGATATACCCAGAATACGATAAAGATTTTGACTACGCTGGTGCAATCATGCTGTCAGAAAGGTATTTGCTTGATTGTGAATTACCTCAAGAGGCTTTCCTGACTTGCGCTTTATTGCTTGCGAGTGTAGAGGAAAACCCAGAGAATAGATTAAGAATTGCGTTTCAAATTTACTTAGCTATAGCTCAAAGAAAAATCTCTTTAGCTACTCCAATTTTAGGCAATCTAAGAACCCCTAATGGTTCTTTAAGTAGTTGCTTCATCGTAGCAATGGAAGACAATCTAGAGAGTATTTTTAGCGAGATTACTAATACTGCTCGCATCTCTAAGAATGGTGGCGGTGTTGGGGTAAATGTAAGTAGAATCCGTGCCACTGGTAGCTCGGTTATGGGGAAAGCTAACGCTTCTGGTGGAATTATACCCTGGATTAAATTACTCAACGATACAGCTATTGCAGTCAATCAAGGGGGAAGACGCGCCGGGGCTGTCACTGTTGGGGTTGATATTTGGCATCTAGACGTGCCAGAATTTTTAGAAATGCAGACAGAAAACGGTGATCAAAGACGTAAGGCTTATGATGTTTTCCCCCAATTAGTTATCCCCGATGAGTTTATGCGTCGGGTAGTAGATAAATCTGAGTGGACATTAGTTGATCCTTATGAGGTTCGGGCAAAACTAGGGATAGAATTAGCAGAATTATGGGGCGAAAAATTTGAAGATGCTTACAAATTAATTGAAGATAATCTAGGGACAGAAATTACTCTCTACAGAAAAGTTAACGCTAGGGAGTTATTTAAAGGTGTTATGCGCTCTCAAGTCGAGACAGGTATGCCCTATCTTGCCTTCAAAGATACCATTAACCGGGCTAATCCTAATAAACACGACGGGTACATCCCTCAAGTTAATTTGTGCTGTGAGAGCTTCTCTAATGTCACACCGGGTAAAACAGCCCATTGCTGTAATTTAGTTAGTCTTAATTTAGCCAACATTGACACTCTTACTAATTTAGCGGAAATGTGTCATCTTGCTGTTAGAGTGCTTGACAATACAATCGACTTGACTTGTCCCCCGATTGGTGAAGCCAAAACACATAATGACCGTTATCGCACTATTGGAGTTGGGGTTATGGGATTAGCTGACTGGTTAGCTAAACAAAAATTATTTTATAAAGACTTTAAATCTATCAATGATTTATTTGAAAGAATTAGCTATTATTGTACTCACGCTTCGATGAGATTGGCTAAAAAACGCGGTGCTTATCAAGCTTTTTCCAGCAGTGAATGGAGTCAGGGTAAATTACTAGGGGCTAAACCATTAGAATGGTTCAACGTAAATTCTGATAATACCTATAATTGGCATCAATTAGCCAAAAGTATTCAACAATTTGGCATTAGAAATTCCCATATTACTGCTGTAGCTCCCAACACTACTTCTTCCTTAATTCAAGGTTGCACTGCCAGTGTTTTGCCCGTTTTTAAGCGGGTATTTACAGAAAAGAACTCAAAGGGTGCTATCCCTAATTGCCCTCCTTTTATTAAGGATTTCTTTTGGTATTACCAAGAGAATCAAAATCTTGATCAAAAGATTGTCGTTCAAGCGATTGCTGAAATGCAAAAATGGATTGATACAGGGATTTCTATGGAATTACTATTTAACCTTAATCAGGGTGTTTATTTTCCTGACGAACCTAACCGCGTATTAACAGTTAAAGAAATTTACGAAACTCTAGTTTTAGCGTGGGAATCAGAATGTAAAGCAGTCTATTATGTACGGACTGTTCAGAAGGATAACTTTAAAGATAGCTGTTCTAGTTGTGCTAATTAACCATGAATATCATTTTTTCTGTTATTTTATCAATACTCGAAAAAATAAATAATCATTATGGCAATAATAATTATTGACTTTCTAGCAACTATTGTATTAAGTATATTTTTACTTTATACTGCTTTAATTTTTGCTGTTGTCTTGTGTAGAGTGTTTTTTAGATTTAAGACTAATTTAATCTGCACAGTTAAACAATTCAAATACTATTTAACAGATGAATATAATCGGATTAGTTCTTGTAAATATTATAATCCTGAAACCCATAAAGATTTTAATTTGAAATGTAGTGTAAATCCCTCTATTTCTTGTGTACAATGTAAAAACTGGGAGCTAAAGTAAAGTAAAACTATGCCATTGATCGGTCTTAACAATAAAATGCCCGTTTCCCCGATCTTCAATCTGTCGGGAGATGATGCAATCGAAAACCGTTCGATCTGGTTTGGTAACACTACCAACCTGATGCAATTAAACGATGTTCGCTATACTTGGGCTGTAAGTTTGTATCAACAGATGCGTGAGAATTTTTGGATCCCGCAAAAAATAGATATTACTCAAGATATAACTGACTATAATAATTTAACTCTTGACGAAAGACGTGCCTATGATGGTATTTTGTCTTATCTAACTTTTCTTGATTCTGTACAAACCTGTAATATTCCTCACTTAAAATCTTGCGTCACAGCCCCAGAGATCAGCCTTTGTATGGCAGAACAAATCTCTCAAGAGGCTATGCACAATCAAAGTTATCAATACTTGATTGAGACTATTATTCCCTCAAACAAAAGGGCTGAAATTTATGATTTATGGCGCACCGATAAAGTTCTCAAGGATCGCTGTGAATTTATTGCTAGTTCTTATCAAAAATATATTGACAGCCCAGCACAGAGTAATTATTTTGGTTCTCTTGTCGCTAATTATATTCTAGAAGGACTGTATTTCTATAATGGGTTCCAGTATTTTTATAATTTAGCTTCTAGACATCTAATGGCCGGTAGTGCTGACGTTTTCAAAATGATCAACCGGGACGAATTAAGTCACGTCCGTTTGTATCAAAAATTAATTATAGAAGCATTGCATCTATTTCCAAAAGAGTCAATTAAAAAAGGTATAGCAAGTTCTTTCTTGGAGGCTGTTAATCAAGAAATTAATTGGTCTAACCATATTATCGGTAATCAAATACTGGGCATTACTGAAGAAAGTATAGATCACTATACTAAATACCTTGCCAATATTCGACTAAAAGCCATCGGCTTAAATCCAATTTTTACCGAGGTCAAATACAAAAAATCTCCCTATTCCCATTTAGAGAAATTCTCTGATACTCAAGGGGAAGGTCACACTAAGTCAAACTTTTTTGAAGCAACTGTTACCAGTTATGTTATGTCTTCTGGCTTAACGGGATGGGATGATATTTAACAGCATCGCTCGATAAGACAGAAAGCCGTTGATGCCACCTTTTTTTCGGTTGTGCTAAAAGGTGGTTATTATTGCCACTCTTGTCTTGCTATGTGATCAATTCTGCTGGTGGAATACTAATTCCAGCTAAGTATTTTCTGTAATTCAATTTAAATTCTCCAAATATTTTCTGATTTTATTTTACCTTAAATATCAGAAACAAGAGGTGGACGATTTTTAAAAGGGTGATCTGTAATCAACCTTGAAAGTAAAAGCCCCTGCCATCGATGTGCAAAATAACCTTCTATCTTCTGAATATCTGGTATTGTCCAATTCGTAAAAATTGCTATTTCAGTAAAGCGAGAAGCAGATGCAAAAAGATTATTATCGCGCTGACCCAAGCATAGCACAGACGTAATATTGTCTTGGCGAGCGGGCGTAGCTTGTACGGCTCTCCCGTTTAAGTGCGCTCGCGTCACGTTGTTGCCGCTCTCCCCGTAAGCTCCGCCGATAATGCAATTATCGTAAAAAGATTGGGGTGTACCAATCGGCGTATCGGCATACGGACCCGTGTCGTTGTTGATGGCTCTTATTGATCCATTAAAAGACAAATGAAGTTCTTGGCAGTTAGAATTAGTTCCATCATTTCTTGACCAAGCAAATGGAGGCTGAGAATTATTATTTGGATACCCAAAAACGGCAAAAATCGCTATATTTTGTGGTAAGACATTAGTTGTTAATAAAGAGTCATTTACTCCATCAAGAGCAACACAAGGTCGTCCTGCAAAAGTGTCAGTAATAGGTCGTTTTCCTGCTGTTGGCTGAATCAAATGATTGTTTTGTCCGCTCAAATCATTCCATCGTGATACAGCATCAGCGACGAGAGTAATAGTTCCACTAAGAGAGGCATCCCACCAACCCAATAATTTAATACCAAGATTAGTAGGTGTCCATAATGGGGGACTGGCATTAATTATTAGCATTTTTAAAATTACAGACCTTTAAAAATCGCTATCAAATTAATTACTGCTTTTCTAAAGAAAGCAAATACTTTTTGTAGAAAATGCTGATTACTTCCACCTTTTAAGATAAAAATACTATTATTTTTATCGCAACCAAAAGTAGTATTATCAGTAGCGTCAAACCAGAGATAAAGTCTTTTAGATTTTAGTTCTACTGGTGTCCACAATTGCGATTTTTGTGATTTTTTAGATTCAAACATAACAAAACTCCGACAAGAACTAATTATTAAAAACCGCAGACACTTTGAGAATATTTTGATTCAACAATTGAGCTAACAGATTCTCGTCATTAAATTGCTGTGTTACTGCCTGCAAAATATCCGATTCAGAAATCGGATTTAATTTATCTCCAATATTAATAGAAAGCGCAAGTCTTGGAGCTTCCCCAAACACTGCTGCCGTCATTCCCAATTTAGCTACATTCAGCTTGACATAGGGATCAAAAACAATCATTTCTGATAGAATCCTTTTGTAAACATAAAATCGGACAGATTTATCATCGACTAAATTAGGCTTGATTTCACTATCAAAAAAAGCTGAATTAGTTGACATTTCATTGAAAGCCCCAGAAACATTTGTTAATGCAATTTGGTATCTTTCAATATATTCGGGACTATTTAAAAATAAGCTTTGAGCAGTTAAACTATTAGGCATTTAAGTTAGCGATGCTGTTTCGCGGAAAATTAACAAAAAAGGGATACTCAATGGTCCACCAGTAACGCTGGTAATATCGAATCGAATTTCTTGAGCAGTAGTAATAATTTGTCCTTGTCCAGATACTGTAAAATTAGCCCGGGCGGTAGTAAGAGATAGATTAGATAGTCCTGGTATTGCCCCAAAAGAAACACCACTACCAAAGCTAAAAGTTATTGTAGCACTTCCTACGGTTGTGCGTAAATTTCGCACTTCTAAAAGAGTAATTTCTCTTAGAAAAGAAGTAACAGGAATCTGCTCTGTAGCAGAAATGTTCCTAATAGTTACTTTTTCATCTTGCAACCGACTAGCAACCCATCGGGCTGTAGTAATCGAATCTAAAGTGTCAGTAGGCCCAAGAAATTCTTTCACAATACTAAGCTAGTAATTTGGCTACAAATCCATTCACAGGAGGTACTGCTGTAGAGGCAAAAGTTAGACGGATTGAAGTATTACTCAATCGTTCCGTAAAAACTCCTACAGTATCTCTATTACCGCTATTGCGAATTACTTCTACGCTGGGATTAGTATCAGTCAGGGTATGTGTGATCACAAACACCGTATTAGTGCCATCTCCAAAAGGATTAGTAGTTACTGATCGCCGTCTTCCGGACCAACTGGCAAGCAAGGAAGGGGTGACATATTTGGCTGTGTCTGTTCCCGCTTCTAGTTCGGCTAAAGTAGCACGCTGTACTTTACCCGATGTGGTTTCACTTGCGTCAGGAACTCCGGCCCCATGAACTTGCCAGATTACAGGAGAAGTTCCCAAAGTCACGGATTGAGTAATCTGCCTGTAAGTCACGCCCTCATCGTTATTCCCACTACCAGAGGCAACAGTTACAATCGCGTTTCTGAGTTCGGCTCCTGTACTAGCGTCAGCAGTGCGGGTAGCTGCAACAGAAGCTCCGTTCCAATTATAAAGTCCGTTCTCTGTGTTATTAGTTTGATTTGCGGCAATAAAGCGAGAATTGGCTAAACTCATAGTTACCCCACCAATTGTCGAGCCAGGAGCATTTAAATTGATATTTGATGGGGCAGAAGCAAATACTGCGTCCTTGTAATCAAACCCTTCCAGAAGAGCATTTAAAGTACCAAAATTGACCAAATCGTTAGGATTTTCTGGGGCAACAGAAGCCCGAATTTTTCCTTTAAATTCAGTGTCAGACCAAAATTCAATAAAAGTCATAATTACCTCGATAAAATTGCATAACCACTAAAGGGACTACTGAAAATAATTTGAGTAGTATTTAAAGAAAGGTTTTGTACAAAAGCTTCTATTTTTACTCCTCCTGAACTAAAAACTTGAGTCTGTGGCTCAAAGCCTAAATTATGAATAATTGTCCAGGTTGCAGATGCAGGCGATTGAGTATGCTTGTAAAAAGCACTTCCCTCTCCCGGTAGTCCAGGAGAACCCCGAACATCAACAGCAGAGCTAATTGAAGAAACTAGCCCAGACGGTCCAATATAACCACCCGTTGCTGGAGGAGTACCCGAACCTCCTACCCAATTAACTACCTGAAAAACCCGGCGATTACCATCAGTAACTAGGGACAAAACAGGCGACCATCCAGCACCTCCAAGAGTAGCCGAAACAATTACTTGCCTAGAACTTCCAGTTATTTCAATTGGCATCAAACTTCCCCCCTAACGACTACGGGAATTAAATCTAGTCCTAAAGGTTCAACAACGAGCCGATTAGCAATAGTTTTAGATGCCTCTAAGTCAGCTTGCCAGTAATCTCTTCCCACTTTTGGCTGTCCGATTTCTTTAAAAGAGACAGGAGTAACGTCCATCTCAGCAGTGATATTGCTATCGATAATTAAATGAAAATAAGTATAATTTTGATATTCAATTGGGTCTTCTCCCTCTTCATTAGCAGGTAAAATAAAATTGCCAAATTGCAACCCATCGATCCGACCGACTGCCATGCGATCTTCTCCAAATTGCTTTGCTACATAAAAATTAATGTTCCATGTAGTAAAATCTCCCTGAATAAAAAACTCCTCATCCCAAGTCGAACCCTTTTTAATCTCAATAACAATTTCACTGGCAATCGTAGGATACGATTGCCCTTTAAGAAAATAGTTACCAGTAAGGACTTTTTGAGCCATCGATGAGGTGCGTACTGTTTCTTGTATTATATCTTGAATTTTCTTTTTTGAGATATAATAAAAAGTAATCATATTTATACCTTATACTACTGCGCTCTTTTATACCACCCAAGAGTGCGGTTATTTTTTTGTCTTGACAATTCTATTAAGACTGTGAGAGAATTTTTTTAGAAGATTGATATGGGTAGCCGCTCTCTCGTAGGGCGGTATTTTTTTTATTTATTTGTACTATATATACTACAGATACTACGGAGCGATTGTTCTTTTGTAATTTGATTGTAGATAAGGTTATTAACAATCAAAACCTTTACAGGGTATAGGTTTTAGGCTTTGTTGATAATGTTGATGCTCTATAGAGAGAAAAAAGATAAAGAAGATGTATAGCAAAGTCAGCAATAAAAGTGATTAAACGCAAAACTGGCTCCATTGACAAAAAGCTGTATTTTGGGCTAACTAGAGGATTTTAGAGGTGAGAAGTGGTTCATCGCTAATCTGTTCTTTTTGTATTTGATTGTAGATAAGGTTATCTACAATCAAAATCCTTACCCCGACTAGGTTTTAGGCTTTGTAGATATTGTTGATGCTCTATAGAGAGAAAAAAATAAAGAAACCAAACAAGGTCAGCAATAAAAAGAAACAGGCTCAACAGTAAAACAAAAAAAATACACACGGGGTAATTATTAACAATATCTACAAAGAAGTAAAAAAAGGATGAAAGCTATATATATTAACACTTTCATCTTTTCTATCTTTGTAAATACCCTTATTTACAATCTATTTACAAACTAACAATCTAATTAATCGAGGTCAGCAATAAAAACATAAAAAATCCTGACACGGGAATAAGGCTAACAACATCAACAAAGTCTAGAGCCTATATATATCAAGACTTCCATTGTTAATATCCTTATCTACAATCTAATTACAAACCAACAAACAAAAAACCCCTGTAGAGACTACAGGGGTTAGCTTTATCAGTTATGTACCAGTTATGGTGTCAATTTCTGTTTTTTATTTTAGCAGTAAACAACCTTGTTTATTGATTTTCCCCTAATATCTCCCCATTAACTCGATTTGTTCCTCTAGAGTAGAGTTCTCGCTCTCAAGCTTTTTAATTTGGTCTTTTAAGCCGAGGATTTCATCGATATAGCCAACTTCTCGATAATCCAATTCGTCGATTTTGGCAGTCAATTTAGAAGGAATAAGCGAACGCCCAACTGCATTACTTTTAGGGCTAGTTCGTGATTGTCTTTGATTAACCACTGACAGATTAAATTTTCTGGTATCAACGCAACACCTTGTAACCCGCCTGCTGTCTCGATTTGAGCTTGATCAAGACCCTTTTCACGCAAACCACTCATGGTCAAACGGCGAGAAATAGTCGAAGGTATTTTCCCCGACATCCGGGCATATCCACTAATTGAGGCAAAGCTCTCACCAGTCTCGGTATTAATAATTAATTCAATACCATCGTGATCGAAACGTTGTAAACTAGAATTAGCCATGATTTATTGTGGTTAGTCCCCCGTTAACGCGGGGCATACCAATATTATACCGTATTTAAAATATGCCTGACAAATTTGACGGGTGTGGTGGGTATTCAGCAAAAATTGACCGATTACCGGGTATTCCTCCTGATTTCAAGTCGAATGTCGTCAAACCACCACAATCTAGGGTTATTGTTTTACTGAAAACCAGAGAGATCAGAGAAATCCCCGATGATCAGCTAGAGTCTTTCCTTGAGGAAAACCAAAATTTAATTCAAGATCGACAATCACCCAGAAAAAGACCGATTAGAAAACTTTAAAGCAATGACAAACAAAGAAATCCTTGTTTTGCAGACTCTTTACAATAAAGAATTGTCAGGATTGCAGATAATTGAATCTATAGCTAATACTAAAGGTAGAAGCCTTGATATTGGCTCGTTTTACCCTGTATTTCAGAAATTAGAGGAAAAAGGACTCATTAAATCTCGATGGGGAACCGAGCGATCTAACGATAGAGCCGGTGCTAGAAAAAGATACTATCGACTTACCCAATCAGGAGAAAAATCCCTTGCTGATATTCAAGGATTTGATAATTCTCTTAATTGGAATTTTACTTGATTAATGTGGGGTCTAGGAGTCGAACCTAGTGTTTTAGGCTTATGAGGCCTATGTGTAAGCCATTTCACTCACCCCGCTTTTATATTAGCGCATCAAAAAACAGAATGTCAAGTGTATTGTACTGATAAGTTTACTGTTTTTTGTTCCCGACCTAAACCAACCAAATAACCAACTATTTGGTTATTAAAGACTTGACTGTTTCTAACTACAATACAGCCCGCGCTTCCAGGTACATTAGCGTCTCGATGTAATCCAAGTTCTGATCGAGAAAACCCTGATCCTTTGTAAGGATCAGGCGTAATATGAAAAAACATCCCCTCAACACCTTTTGTATTTAACCAATACCCCTTAGTATTGATTTGCCAATGATTTCCTTCTGGTATTTGTCCCTTGCCTACAATTTTTTCGGCACCTCGGTATTGATACCCAATTGAGCCACTGGTAGCCACTACTTCAATTGCTTTATCATTTCCTCGATAAAATTGCAAAATTCCTTCAATCAACTTAGGAGATCGACTTACAGGAAACTTAAAAACGGCTGTCACGGGTAAGGTATTAGGTAAATCAGATAAATCCCAATGCGGCTTGAATATCCACCAATCACCTGCGCTGTAGCTAAGTTTTACTTGAATGTGCAATCCATATTCAGATAAAACTTTATCTACAGGATAATTTCGATTTTTTTCTACAAAAATTAACTGATCTTCTTTCAAATCAGACACTTGCTCTGGAGTTTTTTTCAGATAAGTGTTAAATATTGCTGTAATTTGCTTCATTTGTCCTAGCCTACATTTTCCTTAATTCTAGCTTTTCAATCAATCCAATAGACAATTTCGTTAGGCTGTATCTCGTACCTATCACAGATTGTTTCTAAGACAGTGATAGATGGTAAGTGATTAGGATTCCGAGATAGCTTGTATCCCGTGGACATCGCAATCCCTGTTTGCTGAATGAATTTATAGACTGTGATGCCTCTAGATTCTGTAAATTCCTTGACTCTGTTTTTTAGTACCATTGTATTAGTTTTGTGTCTCTATAATTTATTATAACTTTTTTTGGAATAATGCTTGACAATATTACTGACTTTACGGTAATATACAGATATAGAGAAAGACGACCACTCCCAACTCCAAATTAGTGTGATCGCCTTTCCGTCAACCCTTATCAGGTCAAAAGCCATGTTAGCATCCAATTCTCTTTCTGTCAAATCTAATTGCGTCCCCGTTATGTCTGGCAATTTCACTATGATTGCCAGAGGTCAAAAGCACCAGGTTTCTCTTAAAGTGTGGGGAGAAGGACGGATTACCACTCTCCGAGTTATTTGTCAGCAAACTGGTAAAGAATGGTTTTTCGATACCTTTAATGGCAAGTTAAGCCGTGGTTTCAGTCCTGACGGAAAACTCCCCAACTGCGAATTACCTGAGATTAAATTTCAACCCGTCAAAAAATCTTTTGTTATTTCCCCTACGATGGGATTCGTGGATTGCGGAGGGCGTTGCTACGAGATTCCTAGTAATGAATCTACAGACGATTTTATTTATGATGATACTGAGCCGTCGGATTTAAGTCGGTACAGCGAACCAACGACCGACCCGACGACATGGCAAGAGTTTTAATATACCAGTTATCAGTTGTCAGCTAACAATTATTTAGGAGTCAAAAAAAAAATGAAGGGTATTCGCATTGAAGGTTTTTCTCCGAGGTCAGGCGACAAAATTGCTGTTATTGTCAGTACGAAATACATACTATGTGTTTTAGATACTTACGAGAATTTATTACCTTGTCCGCAAATTGAAAACACTAAACAATATTGTGTAATATTCGACGATCCAATTGCATCATATTCAGTCATTACAACACTTGAATTATCGCCGGGACTAAAAGACTTGCTGCAAGAATGGTTTTCGGGTAGTTTGTGATTAATAAATTAGTCATCAGTTATCAGTTGTCAGTTATCAGTAAACAGCAACCTATTAAGAGTAAAAACCATGACTATTATCAACGCTACCCCCCACAACATCACCATATTAAACAAAGCTGGCATCACCCAAGATGAAAAAAAACAGTTTCTGGGAAACAAAGAGGCGATTGTGGTTCTCAAGGAAATCCCAGCATCCGGGATTCTCCCGCGGGTCAAAATGTCCAACGAACCCGCAGAACCCATTGACGGTATCCCAGTAGAAACCGTTATCTACGGGGAGATCGAGGGACTCCCTAAGTATCAGGAGGAGGTGTACTATATTGTCTCAGGATTAGTGGCGGCGGCCGCTAGCAGACAAGGACGGACGGACTGCCTTGCCCCTGGTGCAATCGTCCGGGATGAGTCTAACCCCTCGAACGTTCTAGGGTTCTTGTTCTTGCAAAAGCCCTAGCCGATCCGAAACGGGAACCTTTCCCGTATGCCTAGCGGCTCAATTCTAGGCACTGATGAGGATAGAAAGAGTTACGGCTATCCTAAAATGGGAGGTGCAATTCCTCTCTCTACAAACCGATATATTTGAACATGAACATGAACGAGGAATCTAGAAAAATACTAGGAACAATTGCAAGGCTAGAGAACGTATCGTATCTTTTGATTGCTATCTTAATCGGAATGGTAGTGTTTGGCGTAGGTCAAACACTCCACAAAGCTAATCACTACCTTGCATCACAAGGACACGAAAACCCAAAAGTACTATTGCTTCCATCTTGGAGGTGTGGAACATTTACCGAATTGAATTTCCGTCAGAACGACGGAAATAGAGGATATTTGTGTGTAAAACAGATAAAGAGGTAGGTTGTCCAATCAGTACTCAACGAAGTGAAACCTAATAAGATGATGCTGTAGCAAATGCAGATTGGCGCATAAAAGATTAAGGTTATCAGTTATCAGTTATCAGTAAACAAATTATTTAGGAGTAAAACAATGACAATGATGGATATAGGACAATTCCCTAAGATTAACTCAGCCCCGCAAGAGTTCAAGTTAAACTGGTACAAAACAAAGTTAATTTATCCTTTTAAATACTCAGAAGGAGTTCATTATTTTATTCAAAAGGATCAAAAATGGATAATCGACGAAATTGCTAAATGGGTAAAGGAAAGAAAACATCGCAAAGAAGATTATCCTTTAATTATTGACTGGAGACTAAAAATAAGTTCAAATTCAGATCATTTTGCTACACTAACCTGCGAAAATCGCCAAAATGCCGACTTTAAGTTTGCCTTTTTTGCATTTTTCCCAAATACTGATATTGAGTTATTCTACGATGGTAATCCCATAGACGAAGTAAGCTTTTGTTTGTTTGATATAGCCGGTTCTAAACCGGAATTAATGCTTGAAGAAGAATGGATGTATTTACGCAGTATTGCATCAAGATTATTTACTTAGTTTCGATCAGTTATCAGTTATCAGTCATCAGTCAATAACCATCAACCAAATAAAAAATGAAACCTTTACATAAATTAGGCAAATATCACAATCTAGACAAGCTAAACAAGATAGTAGAATTGAGCAGTTCTACTACCTTTTCTGCAAGAGCAAAACACAATTGGGTTAACAATCCTTTTTCAGAGTTGTTTGATCCTTATTCTCTATGGTGGACATTGGGGTTAGAATGGCACACTGACGACATTGATGAAGATAAAAAATATTCAATTATTTTAGTTGTTGAGAGTGACAACTATAAATTATACGCTTCTACAGTAAACAATAATACTTTAGAAAAACTCCTGAAAGATTATACTCCCTTTAAAAGTATGGATGATCAAATAAACTCTTTATTAGTCCAAAGAAAAGATACTCAAAAATTAGTCTTAAAAACGGGAGATATTTTACTACTGGACATATCCTGCTACCATAAGCTGGAAAACACAAAAAAAACAGAAGACCCTTTTATTTTTATTACCTTAGATATTGATTTTATTCCAAGAGGCAAGGAAGCAGTCAAGGTTGTCAATTATTTTGTTCACGATTTTTTTGTAATCAATGAGGAGTAAAACAATGGGAGAAGAAATTGAAGAATGTATGTCTCCAAGCCAGCATCATTTTTGGCTTTGCTGGTATCAATTATCTCTTTTAGAGAAAAAAATCTGTTTTTATTTTCTTTGTGGGTTTGATAACAAAGAAATTGCTAAAAAACTTTTACTAAAAACTGAAATAGTAAATGATTGTACGACGGCAATTTTAAAAAAATTTAATATTTCGACTCAACCTAAGTTTATGTTCTTTTTCTATCAGCATACGGGATGGGATATAGCCAAAGACATGATTGACGATGACGAAAAAGAACAATGCGCTTTATGGGGTGTTCAAAAATGTCTAATTCCGGCTGAAATATGGAAAAATATGTAGTTTAACGAAAATCTATGACTAATACTATCGAAAATAAATATACATCAAATTTTGTGTCTCCGCCGGGAAAAACCCTTGCTAAAATCCTAAAAGAAAGAAAAATAACTAAAACTGAATTTGCTAGTCGCATGGAGTTGCCGAAAAAGACTATTAATCAACTCATAAAAGGTAAGGCAGAAATTACTGTTTGTATTGCTTATAAAATGGAATTAGCTTTAGGCGTACCTTCTGCTCGTTTCTGGATAGAGTGCGAAAGACTTTATCGAGAGTCTCTAGTAAATCAAATTGATTAGAATATTTTTACAACTGTTAACGAGGATTTATGAATCTGTACCTAATTAGAGATTCAGTTACATCATTTGGTCTTCTTATTGCAGCAGAATCAGAAACAGAGGCTATCTGGCATTGGTGCATCTATTTTCATAGCAATAACGACAATCCAATCGAAATAGAAGAAATTAACATTAATACTTCTGGTATCGTTTGGAAATGTGGATGGACTACTGATACTAACCCCTAAAACCGCTCCTAAACCGATTAACAGGAGCAGAAGTAATAATCGTGCTAATAACCTTTTCATGTCCCTGAAACTCATTTTCAAGGGAATAAAATGCTCCCGATAGGCTATCTACAATGTCATTGGTCGGAGGTGTTTTCTTACTGCCATCAAAACCCTGACAGGCATTTAAAAACCGAGTGTTCCACGTCCCATCTCTTAAGATAAAGATTTGTCCCCGACTAGCTGCCGTGGCTACTGGTAAAGCTCGTGTTAGCTTATCCCCTTGAGGTGCTATCGCTCTAATATCATGATTCGGATGATTTTCCCTAATTACATTAGTAATGGTATTCTCAACAAATTTACCGCTCGACCCCCCTTCTTGCTCCCATCTTACAGCTACAGTTTTCCCATCCAATTCAGCAGTATTTTTAAGCATTAATTCCACTTCCCCGACCTTTTTCTGCTCACAGATATTATCGGCAATCACATAAGTAAATTCCTTAATCTCAGTTGAATCTGACAGTGTATTTTTAACTCTTTGGTATTTATAAACAAGAGTCCCACTGGTGTAACAGTGATAGTTTTCAGCATTTTCTTTAGCAGTTGCCGCTAAATCCCAAAACCTCACTTTACCTATTAACTTCCAATCATCGGGTACTTTATCGAGAATCTCAAACCAAGTCCGATCAAATACCGTACCAGCTTCGTATTTAACTTTCCAGTTACCCCTGAGAAGTCTTTCCCGCTCAATAGGATGTAAAGCGTAAAGGTTAGCCAAATAGGTAGGGTTAACCCTAATTAAAGCTGGATTATCAAAAATCGTAGCTGGAATAAAAGTAAAACTCTTAATCAGTTTATCTGGTGTAATATTAGTATCTATATTTGATAAAAACTTTTCTCTTTTATCTTTAGGAATAAGGTCAAAAAGTTCATCTTTAAGACTAAATTTATCGATTAGTTCTTCTTTAGTATCAGCCCAATGGACTACACCTCCTTGCCTAACAAAATATCGAACTATTCCCCCTCTTTCTTCAATAGCATACCCAGTCTTAGGGTCGATCCACCAAGAGATAAAACTAGCTACCCAAGAGTCAGCGTCAGGGTTACAGGTTGCCCTAACTGCGGGTTTAATGCCTGATACCGAACGGTTTCTAGAGAGAAGATAGAAAAATTGCTCCTCTGTAAAGTGAGTTAATTCATCAAAACCTATCCTTGCAATTTGTCCCCCTTGATAAACATAGACAGTTTTTTCGTATTGTAAATGTCTAAAAGATATTTTCGATCCAAATGGAAATCGCCACCCCGGAGGCTTTTCAATAAAATTACCTTTCACTGCTTGATAGATTTTTTGGCTTTCATCTATTAGTCCACCCGCTTGAGTAAATTCAGGATACGTCCGACGAAATATAACAGCCCGATAGTCAGGATTGCTAATAAATTCTTGACGGGCAAAATCAATTAATAGCCCGGCACTATTATGCGTAACTATATAATCATCTGTTAAATAAAGATGATTTGGATTGCTAACAGTAATACAACGAGCGTAATCAATTTCAGTTGGTTCGATAGAAACAATTCTTTTACCCGGCCAACTTGATCCCCCATTAAATTGTCCAAGCATTTTCGCTCGTTCAACTTTACGCGGCAAACTAAAAAGTAATTCAAGGTGATTTCCCTCAACAGCCACGACGTAAGCTGTACGACCATCTAAATGCTCCTCTTTATATCTATATTTTGGTTGTCTTTTCGTAATCTTAGCCATATAACCCAAAGAACGAACCAAAGAAGCTACCTGAATAGCCAAATCTTTACTGGTTGTGCAATAGGAAACTTCTCTTTTTTTGTCTCCAACAGTTCCATCTGTATCAAAAAGACCTTGAGCAAACGCATAACGAAAATCAAGAGATGCCGATAAATAGCCGTCGGGAAATACTTTTTCCCACGCTCTTTTTCCTTTATATTCATTGTTGCTTATCCAAGACTTAACCCATTGAACTTTTGTCGCGTTGACGGATAAAACTTCTAAACGGTTATCTTTTATTGGTGTTCGTGTTTTAACGGTAGCTTCTTTCCCTAAAATATCAACGAGTTTATCAGCAATAAATCTATCAGAAGTTGTTACGATAATTGAATCACTACAATAAGAACCATCGCCTATTAAACAACCGTAGAAATAGGCTCTGCCAGTATCAGACCTGTTAAGTGCCGTAAATTGCAATGGCGCGTTAACTGGAACAATAAACCGTCTTCCTTTGCTAATCTCAGTAATCAACCAATTAGTATCCCTAACCCTTGCTCTTGTAATGTAATTAGTATTCCATCCTCTAGGTGTCAGATTCTCCTCAATTCGATTAATCCCGTTACTGGACTTCCTGCGGCTATTACGGCGAGATTCCCAAAAAGACCATAAATGATCGCCACAGCATTCTGTACTTGTACCGTCTTCAAAAGAAACCCGATAAAATTGTTTGAATCCCTGTTCGTGAATTTGGATGATTTCTTGATACTGACCATCAGGATTCATAATCTTATCCCCGACTTTAAGATCAGAGAAGTCGATCCATTGACCGCTCCATCCCAAGACCTTTGAATCTTTCATTTGTGATTCATTAAAACTACTATTATATGATAATAGTCTTTTCCCTAAAAGCGCATCCGCCATAGAAAGCATTTTATCTCGAATCGCTTTTCCTGTCTTGGATGCACGCCCTGCTTTTCCACTTCCTGCGCCTCCGCCATAGAAGATTACATCAGCGTCAATTTCCCCAAATAAAGCTTGTTTTCCCTCTTGTAATTGAGGAAAAACAATTTCTTCTTTGGTGTTAACAAGTCGATATTTTTCGGTCGCTGTTTTTATCTTAGATAGATTTCTATAAGATAGTTTCATCTTCTAAATTACCTTTATCTGTTGGCTGTCCTATCAGGTTCCCGTCGGGGTCGATTGCGGCCAACCCATTTTTTTGTAAAATACTAATAGCATATTCTACAGTGTCAAGCCCTAATGCCTTTTCTACTATTTCCGTGACAGCTTTAGTCATGATCACAGCGTCTTTATGACTCCAATTACCGTTAGGATCATCTAGCGAACGATTGTTTATCTCTTCGCTTTTTTCGAGTGTTCTAAACGCATTCCTTATGCTTTTATCTGTTATTTGCTTTAAAATTCCATCTCTATAAGCCTCTTGATCTTGTATCTTTTTAAGCCAATATGCTTTAGCTCGATCTTCCCATCGATACATTTTATAGGCTAATTGCCATTGTTCCGGAATAGTAATACTGCGTTTACTTTCAGTTTTTGGAATATCTTCACCTGCCGACGCAGCGCAATCATTAAAAGCACGATTTAATGATCTGTACCCCGCGGGAAGATGGACATAAAAAGCTTGAAATTTTTCAAACCATTGGGCCATTTCGTAGGGTTGTCTTTCCCAAATGGGATAATGCCCAAACTCGATAGGTACGTTTGGTATTAGATTATCAAACCGACTAGCCTTGCCTGATACAGGGCTTTTAGGGGTTGGCGTTGAGTTATTTGGGGGTACTTTTTTTCGTCTTGGCATTAAATTAAAATGTAATCTCCATTAATCAATATTATGCCAAATTGATAAGTTTTGTGCCGTGTAAACAAAAAATAAACCGATAAAATTAAGTTGATCTAAAGGGAGAACCTTTTATAGTAGTTAAAAATGCTTAGTGATATTCTCAACGGTGATAATCAATAAGAATGGACGTATAACAACCAAATATGCTGAAAATCGGCAATAAATCGGATACTCAATCAGTCCAGTACAAAAGTATCCACAGTGACACTTGATAAACTGTCACTCTTTGGTAATTGTTACCAAAGAGTTCGAGTATTGTATCTTTCATAGTAGCTACCTTCCACTAAAAAGTTTGAAGCTATTGCCACGACCAGCATAAAAAGATCATGGTTTTCTGAAAGACATTTAGGAATAGAAATGCCTGTTACTATTAAAAACATATTTGTTGCTATATTGAATTTAAGCTGATCCAACCAATTACGTTTTTTAATTGGGTTTTGTATGTTACTTAGCACTAAATCCATTTTACCATTCTTGATAGTTTTATCATAAAAATTTTTCAATACCGTTGATTTAGGGTTTTGCCTTGCTTCGTTTACTAAATCATTAACATATTTCTTGGCTTCATCAGGTAAATTAAGAAATTTGTCTTGAACTTTCATTGCGCGTTGAATATCCATAAATTTAGAACCTGTAAACTTAGGTTTATTATATCAAATTATTTCGTTTTAGATAATCTGTGTAAACGTCTGTTCCCATTATTTTCAAAAAATCAATGCAGTCGTTTACATAAAGCCCGTAAGCGGGAACCGCGTCCCAATAATGATAAAAATGATAAAGGTCAATAACTTTGCTGCCTAAAGTGTACAAAGTCTCTCCTGTAATTCTATCATCAATCTCTTTTACAATTGTTTCGATTTTTTTAACCGATGCAATTTCGCCAGCAAAGATGTTTTTTATTAATCGCATTTATTTAAACCAGACAAACCTGTGATGGCAGTCCTGACAATAAAATTGCCTATTTCCTGCTTTAGTATCGGGTAATTGGTGAAGATTGTGACTGTGGCACTTGGGACAATGTTTTTCCTCTGGGGGAAGCGATTCCCCCAATTCCAAACACCGATAAACTTTATAAACGGCGCGGCGGACTTGTTCTTGTTGCACGCCTAACTTTTCGGCTAATTTTTTACTAGCTTTGTACCGATAAAGCTTGTGCTTTTCGGTAAGGGGCAAAGGAAGAATTCCGTAGAAATCAGCCCATGCCCGATAAATGTTAGCTTGTCTTGCTGTAATTGGCATGATCAAAACTGTAATACTTCTAATAATCTTCTCTCAATTGCTGAAAGTCAATCAAGCCTCTGATAACTGGTAACTGATAACTGATAACTGACTAAGTGTAATCATAAAGCATTTCATTATATTCTTTTTGAGCTTCGTTAATAAGTTGAAAAAGATTTTCATTTACTTCTAGCCAGTAGTCCATCCGATCAGTTACCCTTTGATTAGTTTCCAAATCTGTCACGATTTCAGGCTCGTATTTAAGATGTACTCCATTCCATAATCTATTTTTCCCATAGCCCTTTAAACCACCAGTCTCTTTTTTTAGAAATAATAAATATTGTACTTTCTCTCTTTTGAGAGATAGTCCCTCATCTGGCCAAGAAACTGGAAAAGTTGAGTATTTCTCTGTGATTAATTTTGTTTCTAGCGTGTTCATTTTGATCTCCTATTTGTCCATACTTTAATCTAATCACCTATTCTGACATCGTGGGGGTTAGATTATGCCACTTTATAAAGTGTCACACTTTGCCAACTATCTGAAAATTATCATGATATATTTAAAATATAAGCACTAAACCAAGTGCATCCATTAATTAGAGCCTCCATAAGCTACTGGGCGGATCAGTAACCGATTTGAAATAGTAGTCGGCTGGTGAGACTGGTTAATGAGTCGTTCTAAGCTTGCTGGTGTAATTCCAGTAACCGATTTGAAATAGTAGTCGGCTGACGCACGCACTTGGTCTAGTGCTTATTACTTTAAATATATTCTTAGTTACTCTAGCGATTTACTGTCACTGGATTTGGGCAAAAGTGATAACACCTAGACAAGCCTACATCTATCTGGTGTGGGCAAAAAACAATAATCTTGACCCAGTGCCTGTTACTTCCCGGCATCGGAACTATCGCTTTAGAGTGGCATCAACTACAGCAGAATTAGGAATAGGTAAAGAACGAGTTAGACAAGTTCTGGCTAAAGTCCTTGAACTGCTATCAAAAGGAAACCAAATTGAGGAGGCAACCGACCTAATACTACAAGAGTACAAAAAATTTAATTAATCAAAACCCGTCAATTGATTGACGGGTTTTTAGTTAATATTGCTAACAGATTGTTAGCAATATTAACAGTGAAAAGTATTGATATATATACGTTTTATTAGTTTGTTGCTACTGTTAATAGGTTTTCCGATTCTCGTTTTTTTGTGTCCAGATTCCCTAATATAGAAAATTCTATATTAGGGAATAATTGATTATTTAATGTAGTACAACATTAATATGCCCTCGTTGACGCGAGGGACTAACCAAGTCAACCTACTGTAGAGGCTAATATGGCTGATCTAATTTTACAACGTTTTGATCACGACGGCATCGAGCTAATTATCGACACTCAGACCGGTGAAAGCTTTGCCTCAATCAAAGGATATGCTCGTATGCCTGGGAAAAGCCACAACGCTATCACTATGCGATTAAACCGGCTATCTAAAGAAGATAGCAAGGGGGTAACTTCTGAATCTCCAAATCACCCTCAAATTCAAACAGGGAGCGGGTTACAAGGGGGTAACACAATGGGGTTAGGATTAGGATTGCTAAAACAGGCTCAAATTCAAACAGAGGGCGGGTTGCAAGGGGTCTATCTAATCCCAGAAGACCTAATCTGTAAGTGGTTGCCAAAGGATAATCCTGAGTTAGCCTCTCAAGTGCTTAAGCTAGGAGTCCGATTATTCCTTCACACATTAGCTGGTTTTTGCGTCAAGAGCGAGGCAATTAAAGAGGTAAGGCAACTTGAGAGCCAAATCGTCAAACTAAGCGAAGAGAAGCAAATACTAGAGGAGTTGATCAAAACTCAAAAGATTATGATCGCTGACTTTAGCAGTAAAAACTCGATGCTTGACTATAAGCGGCTAGTGATCGAAGAATTACACGCTGAAAAAGAGCGCGATATAGCTAAATTCAACCTACTCGAAACCGAACGAGAAAAAGCACGGGGATGGCGAGGCGGTCGAATGCTCATGAGAAACGATAAAAAACGGTAAAAATACCTAAACCCATATAAACCTCCTATGGACTTATAGGGGGTTTATAGTTTGTTGGTTTGTAAATAGATTGTAGATAAGGTGATCAACAATAAAAAGCATTGATATATATAGGTTTCAGACTTTGTTAGTATTGTTACTCTATTTCCCCGTGTCAGGATTTTTTATCCTTTTCTTATTGTCCAGTTTGTTTATCTCTCTTTATTTTTTTCTCTCTGTATAGAGTGTCGACAAGATAAACAAACCTCGAAATCTATACTCCGCAAGGATTTCGATTGTTAATAACCTTATCTACAATCTATCTACAGACTAACAGACTTATTGCTGACTTTGGTTTTTTCTTTCTATTGCTAAACTTAGTTATCTCTCGCAGTCTTTTTATTGTCCAGCCTGGTATATTTTCTTATCTTTTCTTTTTCCCTATAAACCATTGACAACGTTAACAAAGCCTAAAACCTTTGCGGAGTAAAGGTTTTGATTGTCGATCACTTTATTAACAATCTATCTACAATGGTAACAAGTAAATATACTTAGTACAAACGTTCAGAAATAATTCTCCCACATACTTGACTTTATTGGGGGAATGATCCACAATAGAAAGTAACCAAAACACACAACGACGACATGAACACCTTACAAACTAAATTAGCTCGATTGGAAGCTCAACTTAAGATTACAAAAGGCAATCGTGCCAAAGCTAAGATTGTTATAGAAATTCTAAAAGTAGAATCAGCTATTGAGCAATTCAATCTAGAGCAAAAAGAAATTACCCTAACATGGGAACAACAAAGATCATTAAACGCACTGACAGGAGGACAATTTATTTTTCAATTATTAACAGAAGAATCTAAAAAACAGTTATTAGAGATTGTTAGCGAATTAGAAGACTTAGAACGTGAAGAATATCGAGATAAGTGTACTGGGAAGGGACTCTGGAAAAAACCTAGCGAAGCTTCTATAAAAAGATCGGAGAAAAGATCAAATAAATACAGACTTTTAAGAGAAAGAGTTAGTAAATTAGAATTAATTCAAGAGAAACCAGCAGAAATCAAAAATATAACTGTTAAAATCCCTGTTAGTGTTTCTACCCTTAAAAAACACTGCAAAGTACCATCTCCTGAACGGACAGACAAAGAAATTATTGACGGATGGAAGTATTCTTTAGCTGCCCAATCAATGCAAAGAGACTTTAAAACACAAAAAGATATTCAATGGGGGGATCGCCATCTCCTTCTACAGGTAGTTTACTGGGTTGATCAATACCAACAAGAAATGGATAAAAGGGGATTAACAGAAAAATACTGTCTATGGATCGAGAAAAAACAAGCATTTAAAGACGAGTTTTATCGAAAACCAGAAAAGACAATTAATAAATCTAAGGATACTCAAGTCAATATAACCGAAACTCAAGCAATTGAACCTAGAACTAAACAATTAGAATTAAATCTTTTTGGTGAGATGCCATGCGTAAATAAGTTTCAAGAAGTAATCGATAACACAAAATTTACCAAACAGACCATATCTATTCTAAACAGAGAAGGTGAAACTAGAAAAGTAAAAGGAGAAGCTTTGGGCGATTATCTGATTTCTGCGGGAGGAAATGACGCTTACTGCATTTATCACATCCCAACAGGATTAAAAATAATGTCTAGTGTAGGATTTAAAACTAGAAACCCAGTTAAGTATGAAAATCTAAGCGAAAAAGAAGCGGCTAGGTTAGCTGTCAAAAAGTTAGTCGCCGCTAACATTGACATTCCAGGTTCTTACTTAGAATGGAATAAGTATAGCGCAATTGAAAAAGCAAAAATAGGGCAAAACATCATAGATGCTTTTGATGACAAGGCTAAAGCTTCATGAGTACACTTATCGCTTAGTCAGCAATAAAAAACGCTTAACTAAGCTAAGTGTTTTTTATTAGTACATCTGCTCAAAAATAATTCTCCTATATACTTGTATTTTATGGGAGAATAATATGGGATGAAAACAATCGGCCAAATCAAAACGGGGAATTATCTCCGTTTCATATTAACACTAACAAAAACCACTATGATTTTAATCTTGTCTCTTAAATTAGAAGATTTTGAGGTTTTAAAATCTTCTATTCAGAAAATCGACAACATTGACACTAACTTAAGTCTTGTTAAGCTACAAGATTACTCTTTATCGGGCATAGGTTTGACAAGAGTAGCTTTAATCTGTGATAAGCCTCCTCAGATAATCGCAAAAAAAGGAATCAACTTTTCTACAGAAGCAATTATCCCTGAAACCAAATACTGTGCTGCCTGCTTAGTTTTGGGTAAATTTACGGCACTTAATGCCCGAAACAATTCTGGGTATTGTTTAAAACATCGAGAACTCGATCCTAAACGAAAACAGGATCAACACCAACGCTACCAACAAAGACGTAGTACAAATGCTCAGAAATAGCTCTCCCATATACTTGACTTTATTGGGAGAATTTTGTAAGATAAGACTAGGCAAACAGACACAAGAGGACAAAAAAATGACTTCAAATATCGAACTTTACGAAAAAGCCACAATTATCAGGCTTTTCCAAAGCACCCTCAATCAAATTAACCAAGAGTGTTTCGGAGAAAAATTGTCAGTCACCGATAACGGTGATTATGTTACGGTCAAAACGCAAGGGTTATTTGTTGCAAATTATGACATCCAAAAGCTTTGGGACGCACTAGAAAACTATGATCAAGATAACTGTGTTAAATTTGATAATTTGTGGGATTCTCTTGATAATTGCAAATACACCCTTCCAGAAAATCAGGAAACTGAAAATGAGTTAAAGACCGATGATGAGTTATCTTTTTCTGAAAAAAGACAGGTTGCGCTCGTTCATTGGTTGTTTGATGAACCTGGCCTAGAATACCAAGAGTTCAATAAAGCATGGATTGAAAAGGAAAACTTAAAGCGGGAAAATTTTGAATTGACTCAATCTATTCAAGAGATGCACAATCTCAGACAGCGTGAGATTAAAGAAGTATCTGAGATTATTAACCACTTGACGGCTTGTATTCATGAATTAAAACAGGACAAAGAGTTCAATAAAGCATGGATTGAAAAGGAAGCCTTAAAACAACGAATACATGATCTTGAATGCACAGTTTTTCTACTGCAAAAAGAAACAAATCAAATAACAGTTCTAAACGAATCTGTTACTCAATTACATACTCGTATTTATCAACTGGAACAGGAAAATAAGCGACTAAAAAGCAGTCAATTAGAAGCCAAACCAGAACCTAAGCTAGATAAAAAACCGATGTCTAAAAAGCCTAAGTTTAAACTGCCAGAAAACTTTGCTGACTACCAGCAAGAGTGTGATGGCTTGATCGATGCCTTATCCTGTTTTTACAATATCAAAAAAGGTAAATGGGGAAAAGACATTCTCCAGTTTATTCTTACTCCCAACGATACCGAGAAAGCAAAGCATCCATACCCTGATAAGTGGAAAGCAGGGCTATATTTACAGTCTGGAGTAGCCTGGACAGTCGATAAAGTCAATTTGTCTGACCCTGATGAATGGTCAGACTGGTTTATGGATGTCAACGACTTCGCTGACGCTAACGACATAGAGATTAGTTAGCTTCTAGTTATCAGTTATCAGTAGTACATCTGCTCAGAAATAATTCTCCCATATACTTGACTTTATTGGGAGAACGATCCACAATAGAAAGTAATCAAAACACACGAGGTACTAAGTCATGTCTAACGCTAAACAACCAATCGAAACAACACAAATTCCTGAAATTAAAAAGGCTCAAATTTTCTACGAAGAGATTGAGCAAATAACTCAATCTTTAAATCAGAAAGTACAAACAGTGCTAGACAAATATCCGATGCTGTAATCAGTTATCAATTATCAGTTGTCATCCGCCAAAAAGTGTGTGATTACTTTATTGGCTTGATTTTCCAAGATTTTTGGCAGTTCTGCGATCAGTGTAACCATAGGTAAATCTACGAACTACAAAAAGATAATAAAAAAGTTTGACAAACTACTTGACACGAAAACATATCCCTGTTATATTGGGTATATACCAAAACACACAAAAGAGGTTACGATGAAATTTAACAGACAGGCACCTGGTCACTACGTTGCAGTAGCAGAAAAAGTTGAAATTAAAAAAGGTATTGGTGTCAATAAAGATAAATGGTTCTGTTATTTTCCTGATGGTAAAGTATCTTACCGCCGTAGCTATGAAGCGGCTAAGGCTTGGTCAGAAAAATATATAGGGCAACCACAAACAAAACAATTTCAACCTACACCTAAAAAATCACAACCATCTTTAAAAACACTACTTCAGCAAAATTTAAGCTGTGTAAGAGGTGTAGAACCTTTAGGATGTTTTAATAGTGGACGCGCTGCCGCAATTGTTCATCTGTCTGTAAATGATAAATCTTTTTATGTAGTTGGCTATGATGAGTGCATAGAAGATACCATTTTCAAAATCAGAAAAAATCTTCGGGCTGGCATTTTAGATAATTCCTATGAGGCTAATTCTCATACATATTTAATTTTTGAGAATTTTTCTAAAGCCGAAAAAGCTTATCGTAGCATGGATAACAAAATGAGAGAAAGAAACTTAGCTGATTTGAAAGTTATCAAAGAAGCTAAAGAAAAAGCTAAACAAGGAGACATAGAGGCTATGTTTACACTAGGAGACTACGGGGTTATTTGAAAAATATTTTCCAAACCCCTTGACAACATACAAACATATCCCCTACAATGGGGATATAGAGAAACAAACACAAAGGAGATAAGCAGATGCCTAACAGAAAAAAACGTACAATAGAAATACAAATTGAATACAAAAAACAAAGACTTTCTGTAGTTGAATTACAAATTAGAAAACACCGAAATCCTGGTAAATACAAAAAAGAAAGAGACTTGATTTTGTCTGAAATTGAAAAAATGGAAGCCTTAATTAATGCAATGTCCTAAATGCCAATCACAGAGAATCTCTAAAAAGGGATTCTCTGTGTCAGGAAAACAGCGTTATCGCTGTAAAGACTGCAATCATCATTTTACTGGTAATCCAGCAGGAAAACCCTCCCACCCTGATTCAATGACTAACGCCGAAAGATGTCGGCGTTATCGGTTGAAAAAAAAACAAAAAAACACTTGACACGAAAACATATACCTGTTATATTGGGTATGTACCAAAAAACCAAAGGAGTTCATCATGGATCGCATTCAAGAAATTCTTTCTTTACTAGAAAAAATTGAAATCGAAAAAGCCATCTTAGACCAAAAAAAATCTGAGCTAATGGCAGAATATAAACACCACAAGGAACACCACAAGCGAATCGCATACCATAATGTCAACATCCAGCTATTCCGTGTGCAGTGTCAGCTAATTGATTTACGAAAAGCTGACGAAAAATGTTCATTGGTCTATGATGTTTTGCTCGACAAGCGGGCAAAGCTAGATAAACAGCTTGCCGATCTAGATAAACAGTTTGCTAACAGTTAATAAAGTAGTTTAGCCGGCTAATATTAGCCGGCATTAGGAGGGAATCTCATGCAATTTTTAATCGCAGTCCAGGATCATGAAGGCCGTTGGCATAAGAAAGGATTCGTTACCTTTAATCGGCGGTGTATTCCAGATTCTCGCCTAAAAGATTTTTTTCCCCCAAATACTAGAGGGTATGAGAATCTTTTAAAATCTTGTCGGTTTTTGGCGGGAGATAAAGCTGCTCAGTCGGTGGATTGGCAGTATCGATCTTTGATGGTTCGTACTCACAAAATAGATTAAGTCGCGTGTGATTGTTAGCAATTTTACTCAAGACTAAAGATTGTTTGTAATCAGTTATCAGTTATCATCAACTATTTGGGATTAACAAAATGAACCAATTTACAGAAAAACTACCCAATCAAGTCACATTAGAGATGGTAAGCTTACCAGCAGGTAAATTTCTCATGGGTTCTTCTGAAAGCGATGATGAAAAGCCTCAACACCAAGTCAAAGTAAACAGTTTTGCCATTGGCCAATATCCCATTACTCAGGAACAATATCAAAAAGTGATGGGAACCAATCCTTCTTACTTTAAAAATAATCCCCAAAATCCGGTAGAAAAGGTTAGTTGGGACGATGCTCAAGCCTTTTGTAAAAAATTGAGTCAGCTAACAGGGAAAACCTATCGCCTACCCACAGAAACTGAATGGGAATACGCTTGTCGGGCGGGGACAACTACTCGCTATTATTTCGGTGATGATGCTAATCAGTTAGGAGATTACGCTTGGTATGATGGAAATTCTCAAGGGACAACTCATCCTGTGGGACAGAAAAAGCCCAATGGTTGGGGACTCTATGACATGAGTGGCAATGTTTGGGAGTGGTGCGAAGACGATTGGCACGATAACTATATCGGAGCGCCGACGGATGGATCGGCGTGGTTTATCACGAATGATAATCGTTCTCAGTCTCGTAAGTGTCTGCGCGGCGGTTCTTGGAGCAGCAACAACCCTAATGGCTGCCGTTCCGCTTTCCGTCTCTACAACGTCCGCCGCGACTACCGCTACATCTATCTCGGTTTTCGGGTTGTCTGCGACAATTAGCCGAGTAATCAGTTATCAGCAAATTAATAGGAGTAAAAATATGCTACAAAATATAGCAACTTATCGACTAAATTTTCTAAAAATGTCCGAATTAAGAAAATTGGCATCTGAGTATGGACTTCCAAAGCAACGATGGAACCGCTCAATTTTAATCGTTAAACTCAGTAAAATTGTTGACTGGACGACACTACCAAAGCCTAACATAGTTATTGACTATTTTAGCTGATAAAATTCAGTTATGCCCTATAGAAATGAGTTATTAAATTAGTTTATCAGTTATCGGTTGTTAGCAACGAATCAACGGGAGTAATTATGCTATCATTTCAAGAGTTTCAATCTGTAGTTACGCAAAAGTTTCCTCATTGTAATTGGATATTTGAGCAACATAAAGTTACTCTTATAGGAGAAGAGTATCTTGCAAACATTACAGACAGTCGAATAATAATTTCCTTTTCTTGCCAGTATCAAAGTTGGTCAGTTGGGTTATTAAGTGAAAACAGGGAATATGTTCAAAGTTGGCAGTACGCACACGCTAAATCTTTTGTTTTGATATGCATTCAAATTGAGCGAAATATTCAACTAAAGTTTTAGTTTTATTAGGATTGTCAATAAATCAACAGGAGTATCATGCTATCATTTCAAAAGTTTCAATCTACAATCAAAGAAAATATTCCCTATTATCTTTGGGAATTTGAGCAAAATCAATCTTCTGACAATAATGGCGAATATCGAGCAAAAATAAAAAATTCCCAGATAGGAGTACGTTATCTTTGTCGATTAAATAAGTTTATCGTTATTTTGCAAAATAATGATAAAGACTATGGCGATCAAACAACTATAGCTACAGACTTAAGGTTTGTTCACGATGCCGTCGTGAGCTATATTCAATTAGAGTTTTAGTGTAATGATTAGATTTTACTGGAATGATAAATTAGTGTCTTATCACGAGACACAAGAGGAAGCTTTTGAACAAGGATTTAAGTATTTACATCAGCATCCTGCGTCGCCTGATTTTAAGCGTATGCCTCATAGACAGTGTTCATTCGTAGACACAACAGAAATCGATTGGTGGAAACATTCAAAAATTCTTTTTGAACGGTTTACTGATTGGATTTGCCATAAGCGGTATTCTGATAATGGAGGCGTACTTATGGACATAAAGCGTATCCTTTCAGAAATAAAAAGAAAAGGGTATTTATCTTTAGACGATATAAATCAACTAATAGAGATTAACTCATACTTCTTAAATAACTTTGCAAGGTGCTATAAATTAACTCCAGAAGAGGTAAAAGTGTTAGCATCTGAAAGAAAAGTAACGTTTAACATGGTTTTTGAGTACATAGAAATTGATTATTCGGCATTAGCGCATTGGTTACGCAAATCAAAAATCACTCCCTAAAACCAATAAAAATAAATTGTTATAATAGCTGTAAGGATAACTTACAGCTATTTTTTAATGATTAACTGGAATCTAGGAAAAGACTTAGCTACTGAAGCTTTTGGGGAAATGGTGTCCGAGTTTGCCCAAGAAATTAATTTTCAGATAGAGGATACTAAATGGAACTGGCCGCGGGAAACCGTGCGTCAAAACGGTAGTGTAGTTGGCTCACCCCGGGACATTGTAGATACAGGTGAGCTAAAAAATAGCCAATTTATTGAAGATGTATCGGATACCTATAAAGTAATCGGTTACACGGCTGATCATGCCGCTCTTGTCCATGAAGGGTATCAAATAGAGCGTAACGATGGGACGGTGACAGATGTTCCCGCCCGACCTTTTATCGACACGGCTATAGAAGACTATAATCCAATTGAGGCTTATAGTGAAATCTTAAAGGAAAAATTAAATGAGTGAATCAGAATTAAGAGATATTTTATTAAGCATTAGAAACAATTTAAAGATACTTATCGGCACTGACTTAGGTAAATACGAAATAACAAGCCCTACAGGGCAAAATTTAAAAGAAATTGATGCTATTTGGGTAGAGCCTCCTGAATTACCCCCTAACTATAAAGTAAAACCTAATAGCGGCATCGAAGCAATTATTCAAAGAGAGCCTAATCCTTATCACGAAAATTTACTAGGATATACCGTAGGTATAAACAACTATTGCATTACCTTGAAACAATACAATCTAGAGAAATCCCTAACACCAGTGATTGAAACACTTAAATCTTCTCGCTACTGGAATTTTCTAGATCAGCCTCGCCTAACCTCCTATACCAAAACCTCCGAGGGGATTATCAGACCAAAAGTGACCTTTAAAATCACTACTGCTAGGCTTTTAGACTTCTAGAGTACACATTTACTAATCTTTTATAGTACAATATAACTAGAAAAGTTTAGTTAGTGATTAGAATGTCCAATCAGATTTTAGAGTTGAATCGGAGTGACAACCTCACCCCTAGCCGTGATACGCGATTTTTTATCTCTAGCCCTTATGGTTTTGGAGAGGAACCTTCCACACGAGTAGCCGATTTAGGTGGTGCAATCGTCTTAGGTGATTCCACTCTTACCGTGGCAACTGGGGGTTTTGGCCGAATTTTATATGCTGGCACTTTAATTTATGTGGGGACTGCCGGTGATTATGTAATTGTCCGAACAAAAACGACAACGCTAACTCAGACAGCAATCCAGATCGAACCTTCCAAAATTGCTGCTGCCCTTGCGACTCCCGCTCAAAAATGCACGATTAAATCCTGGGTTCCTTTTGTGAGTGCCAAGACCTTTAACGTTGACACCTCCTCTACTGAGGTTACTGATTCCGTCTTTGGTGAAAGGGCGGTGGAGAAATTTATCTCCGAAATCATGAGTACTGGGTCGGTATCGGGTCCGCTTGTATTTGGTGATCCTGGATATGAAATCATAAAGGCCGCAGAGCAAAAAGGTGATCGAATTTACCTTGAAATTGTCTATATGGGACAGCGCGGCGGCTTAGGTTTTCAGACAAATGTTAGCCAAAATGTTAGTGGTGAAAAAGGTAATTTCCTACAAGGAAACGTAACTCTAACTATTAGTGGCAATGTGTTTGATATTAAACCGATGGCAACGTCGCCATTCCCTCCTAATGTAGCTGATGACCTCAATTAAAATAGTTAAACTCCTTGTTGATGAAGACCAAGAGGTAATGCTAGTCAATTCTAGAATAATCAATAATTACCTCTGGTTTTCTTTCGGTACGTTTGATCGAGAAATAAGTCAACAAGAAAAGATATTAATTGAACCACCAGACGGAACAAAAAACCAAGAAAGAATACAGGTATCTGTGATCATTGATCCTCTGTGGCTCAATACTGAACAAAGTGCAAAAAGAAATCAAAAGGTAAAAATAAATGGCGAAGTTAAGCATTTTAGGTAAATTGAAGTTTAATGAAACATTCTTTTTCCCTTTAAAAAAAGAATGGATTTTTTACATTGAAGACAATGATGCTTTACTAGAAAAGATAGACACAATTGCTACAGAAGAAAATGGGGAAATTGGGATTAAGTTCTTAAAACGATACGGGATTAATCCAAAGGAAAATGAAACAGTCAAGGAATACTTAGAGGCACGGGAAAAAGCTGACAAAGCTTATCTTGAGAAAATTAAAGCTATCGGGCAAAAAACGGGACTATCCACTGCTGAAATTGAAGGAGTAGTAGTTAACGACGGTTCGATCCGAGAACGAATTGAACAGGTCATGGTTGATGCCCTTGACGGGGTAAAATCTGACAGCGTAGAACAAAAAGTAGAAACCGCCGCTATCGTACAGCAATCAATTTTAAATAATCGCAAAAAAACAAGAGAACTAACAAGAGAATCTATAGAACTTGTAGAGCCTTATCTTGATGAATTAAACGCTTTATTTAAGGATCGGGAAACAACTTATGAGACGTACAATAAAGCCTTATTAGCTAACTTTCTTGGAAGTCCTCGACGGGTAGTTAAACTTAAAGATAAATCTTCTGTTGATTTCACCATACAAGACATTAATGATATGTCTCAATTTATGGTAGTAAAACTCTATCAAGACTATCTCTGGCAAGACATAACTCAGTGGCAAAACCCAGAAACTGAGAAACCAGGGACTGAAAAATCAGAATCAGAATCAACGGAGGATGACGAAAAAAACGAATAGATGACGCAATTAATGCGCGGTTAGAGGCAATTGCTAACCCCATTAATTGGGAAGAAATCTATTACAAATGGTGTGCATGGGGATTATCTATGGAAGAGTGGGAAGAATGGCCAGACTGGTTAATCCTAAAAAAATATTCAGGGATTCAAAAAGTCAAATGTGAAGAGATTAATTCACTATCAGACACAGTCAGTCAGATTGCCGCCATGGTTAACATTTACTTAATGGCTCAATCAAAAGAAAAATCACAGTCTCAACCTCCAAAACCCAGTGATTTTCTTCCTTTCCGGTTTAAAGAAAATAAAAAATATTTTCTTGATCAAGAAACCGCTCAAATTCTGTTAGAAGCCATGAAAGCTGGACAAGTGCCAGTCTTCGCCACTCAAATAATAGTCGATTGCGGACTATACGACGAAATAATTCAATTAGTAGGGGAGAAAAGCTAATGTCTTTATCACTTGGTACTTTAGAAATCGGTCTAGGGCTAAATACAGCCCAATATGATAGCGGTATCAAATCGGCTAAAGACCAGCTTTCTTCTTTAGAAGATCATGCCCAAAAAATCACTAGAGACATAGAATGGTCTCTTAAGCAAAGTATTCCTAAGTTAACAATTGTTCCAGTAGTAGATCATCGCCCATTGCATGGTTTAAATAAACATTTATCAGAAAAAGAAAAACACATTGATCGAGTTAGTAAAAAAGTTATCAGGATTAAAGTTGATGACAGTGAACTACAAGAAATAGCAAACAAAACAGTTATAGTTCAGGCATCAGTTCAATCTAAAGGTTCTAGCCAAAAATATTCTAATGAGATTAAACAAAAAGTAGAAGTATCTATCAAAAATGCAAATCTTGAATTATTAACAGAAATTAAAGCGGTTACAAAAGAAATTAAAGAAGTTGTTAAATCTGTTTCTAGATTAAAGCCTACAGCTATTGGAACTATAAGCAATTCTTTAATACAAGGAATTGGATTTAATTTGACTAAAAGTTTTAGTCAAGGATTTGAACAAAGTTTTACTAAAAAAACTGGGTTTAACTTTGAATCCGCTGGGCAAAAAACTGGAAATATAACTGCTAGTTCTGTACAGTTTGTTCAACCAGTATTAAATAAACTTGTTGATACTTTACAAATAAAAATAGATAAAATAACAGGCAGAGATAAACCGATTGGAGAACGAATATTAACTGCATCAGAAACTTTCCAAAAAATACAAACCAAGATAGGAGTTTCTAATAATAATCCTTATACTCAAAAATCTATAGATAATTCGATAGCAAGTTTTCAAAATATGCTCAGTGTTTTAGGAAGTGGCGAATTTTCAAAATTTCCAGAAGCATCTCAAAAAGCAATAACTTCACTAACAGAGTTATTAAACCTTATATCTTCCGAAAATGACTTAGGTGAGCTTACTAAAGATTTAGCAGATTTATTAAAAATAACAATTGCTTTTAGTGGAAAAGATTTTTTACAAATTATTAAACAATCTCACTCTCTTTTGAAAACTCAAAAAGCTTTAGAGGGAAGTAGCGCAGAATTTATCGGAGCTTTAAAGCAAGCAGTATCAGAGCAAAAAATTATTGAACAAGGATTTAGATTAATTGCAAGAGAAAATCATAAATCATTTTTTGTTAACGATGAAGGTAAATATATTGGAACCGACAATGTAGGTGGTCGAGTGATCGGATTTACAGCCACACCAAAACAATCAATGCCTGGTGTTGGGCAAGATATTTATGAAATTGCTTTTTCTCTAGATTCTCAGTTTTCTAGTCTAGGGGATGCAGCGCAATTAACAAAAAAAGAAGTAATTCAGCTAAAAAACTCTGTGTCTGAGTTTTTTAATAAGTTTGTAAGCAATACTAATGAAGCTATATTAACTGCATCGCCAGAAAATGCAGATCAAAAAGGAAAAAGACGGGGATCAATTTATCAACGATTTGGGTTTGTTCCTGAAGGAGAAGGTAATCGTTTAGTAGCGCAAATTTCTTCTAGAAAAATTGTTGAGCCAAACTTAAAATTTAATTTAAAACAGAATGAACAAGTTACTCAAATAAGTAAACAGATTGAACAAAGATTGACAACTACTTTAGGTACGTTCGATAATTTATTTCAGCATAGTATTTCACAAGCTATTCAATACGCTAAATCTATAATTGTTGGAAGCGAGTTAATTCAACAAGATTTAGAGCAACTTCAAAAAGAAGCCCAAAACGCTGAATATGATGATTCACCCGCAATACAATCTCAAAATAAAATAAATCAAAATTTAAAAAACTTACAGGCAAGGATAAAACAAAGCAAAAGACTACAAAACGATCCTATTTTACGGGATTTTTCTAAAATAGACATAACAAATATAGATACTCTTGTACCAAAAGAACAATTAGCAAAAATTGCATTAAAAATTACTAAAATCACAGAAAATGTGCCTAAAGAAATTGTTAAAAAATTACTTGAGCGTGTTGCACAATTTCAGCCAGAAGAAATAATTGATCCTACACTCTTAGGATCAATTATTTCTTCATTAACAAAAGATATACAAACTCAATTAACAGGAGTAACACCTCAATTAAAAATGTTCGGTAGTGGTGTTAATTCAAATTATCTAAATTTATTACCAGAAAAAAAACGAGAATCATTTCTTAAAAAACAAACAGAATACGAGCAAGCATTAATTAAATACGAGCAGACCAACAATCCAGAAGCCAAAATACCGACCCCTCCACAGTTAAGCAAGATTGATAAACAGACAATTGCTAAAAACCTTAGAATTGAAGACGTTCAACGCGAAGTTTCCTATGTTATTCAAAATGCTAACACTTTAAGAAAAGCGTCTCAAGATGCTATTGATCGAGTTAATAATTTATTAGCTAAAGTGCCAAAAAACGAAAGATTTGGGCATCCATTAGCGTCATTAAAAGGGAACCTTACTCAACTTAAAGAATCTGCCGAAAATGTTAATCCTATTTATGATTTAAAAAAATTAGGTGTAAATAAAGAAATTCTTGACGCTATTGACGTTAAATCTCAAGTAATACCAGAAATGACTGATACTGGTTCTAGTATTGTCTCTGGATTAGTACAAGGATTAAATAGTAAATTAGCAGAACTTGAGACTGTTTCAATAGACATTGCCTCTATTCCACTAGAAATAACCAAACAAATCAATAAAATACAGTCGCCTTCTAAAGAATTTGAAAAAGTAGGAAAAAATATAGTTGAAGGTGAAATTAAAGGAATTAAGTCAAAAGAAAAAGACTTACAAGCGACGATGGCTATCATTGCTAAAAATATGATAGAAAATCGTTATTTGGCAACTAAAAATCCTGTAAACATCGATCCGTTTTTTCCTCATCAAATAGAAGCGTATCAAAAACAATCATCAAATACTTTTATTGGGGACATCCAATTAGGGCAAGAAAAAATACAAGGCGTTTCATATCAAAGTCAATCTATTTCTCAAGTCAATCAAAAAGCTATTAACCAAAGACTAGCGTTAGAAGCCGAAAATGAAGCAAATAGAAAAGCTACTAATAAAGCATTAACTGAAGCATCTAAATATACTGCAAAAATACGAGAACTGTCTGAGAAAGATGCGGAACGTACTCGTAAACATAAAGCAGAAAAAGAAGCATGGGCAAAATTATGGACAAATCATGAAGCGCAGAAAAAAGCTAGTACACAACAGCTAGTTCCTGTTATAGCATCCACTGAAACACTAGGTAACAACAAAATAAAAACAGAAAAGACAGAAGAAGAACTTCCTCTTTATACACCGTCTTCTATTGTAGAAAAAAAGGTTCAAGTATTAAAAGAATCTGGGCAATCTACTAATAAAATTGAAAAAATGTTAGCAGAATCTGCTAAAAAGTCTGAAGAGTTATTTTTAAAAGAAATGACAAAACGTTCAGCTAAAAAAGCGGAAGAAATTTATGCTAAAACTATTAAGGAATTTAAACAGAAAGCTTTACCGCCTGCTATTAATCTTGGTTCAATTCCTGATCCTTGGACAGAAGCATCTACAGGTGGTGCAGATGGGCAACCTCCTAAACCCCCTATCAACCGACCTGTTGCTTCATCTGATCCCGAACCCGAACCAAATAAACAGGTAAAATCGGCAAGCAAGATAATTCAGAATATAGACAATCCTACTCAATTACAAAAAATAGGTAAGGCATTTGAAGCAATTAAAAATCAGTTAAATAACTTGCCTGAACCTATTAAACGAGTCTTGCTTGGAGCAAGAACACTGTTATCAGCTTTTGCTGGTTTTCAAATTCTTCAGCAAGCCGGTGTGTTTTTTCGACAATTTACCACTGATTCTTTTCAAGCAGCATTAAACATGGAGCGGCTTGAAACAGTCTTAAATTTCTCAACTGGAAATGCTGAATCTTCTCTTGCTAAATTAAAGATACAAGCTGACCGATTAGGAATATCATTTTTATCTTCTGCCAAAAATTATCAGCAGTTTAGTGCTTCTGTAATAAATACGCCATTAGAATTTCAAAAAGATAAAATTTTTGAAGGAATAACATTAGGATTGGCTACTAGAGGTGCTAGTTCTCAACAGCAAGACAGAGCTTTACTAGCCATTACTCAGATAGCTAGTAAAGGTCGTGTTTCAATGGAAGAACTTAACTCTCAGTTAGGTGAAGCAATGCCAGGCGCGTTACAGATTGCTGCTCGTTCTATGGGATTGACTTCTCAAGAATTTATTAAATTAGTTGAATCAGGATCTATTTTAGCAGAAGATTTGCTACCTAAACTAGCTACACAGATTAACTTAGAAAGTGCTGGTGGACTTAGTGTTATTGATGATACTGCTTTTGCTCAAGTTGCCAGAGTTCAAAATCAGATAGAATTGCTTCGCATTTCATTAGGCGAATCTTTATTAAACGCTTCTAAATTAGGATTACCATTAATAACAAAAGGACTAGAAATATTAACGAAAAATGGTCAGTCGTTAGCTACTGTATTGACATCTATTGGTGTTGTTAGTGCTGGCGGTTTTATTATGGTTTTAAAAAATATCGGACTTATAGACTTAGGATTAAAAGCACTGGGAGTTACAGCGGCATCTACTCGTGGGGCAATATCTCAGATTGGAGTAGGACTACTTAAAGGACTAGGATGGACTGCTTTAATTTATGGTGTAATGGAAGCTTTTAAAGAGCTTTATCAGTACATCAACGCAGGCTCCGAAGAGTCTAAACGATCTCTTAAATCAACTCAAGAATCGTTACAAGAATTGAGAAGATTACTAGAGAAACCTTTGCCTACACCTAAAGCTTCTACTGTTATAACTGATAGTGCAACCGCAATTCAGCGATTTAAAAACAACAGAGAAAGAGATAAAAGCTTAGAATTTACTGCGGGGGGACTCATTGATACGACACAAATTTTAAGATTATCAACCGATACATTCAGTGATACAAAGATTATTGAATTTACGGGTAAACTTGACACATTGCGGCAAAAAGCAAAAGACCTCAAGATAGATGAAATCATAGCTAGTGGAGATGCTGACGTTAAAAAAGCTACATCTGTTCGTCAAGAAATTGCGAAAGTAAACCAAGAAATACAAGCTTTAACGGAAAAATACTTTCCTCAAATTGGGCTTATTGTTAATGAGATAGCATCTACAGAAGAAAGAATTACAGCAATTAAAAAAGTTTTAGATGATCCAGGGTCTTCTAATTCCCAAAAAGATAATGCTAGTATCCAGCTAGAAATTGCTGAAGTTCAACTTAGAAAATTAAAAGAATCGCAAGAAAAATATAACGAAGCAGTCAAAGAGAATTTAGTCAACTATCAACGATTAACAGAACAAATAAATAAAGTAGCAAGAGCTTTATCTAATATTGAATTTGTCTCTAGTGGTCGAACTATTTTGTCTGAAACAGATATTAAACGACAAGTTTTATCTGGGAACCTGAAGCCGTTTGAAATAGACTTGACCGTTAGAGAACAGAGCCTATCTATTGTCAAGGATCAGTTTAATTCGCTTAATGGATTATTAGCAACCAAAGAAAAAGAATTACAAAACACCCTAACAGATCAAATTAATCAGCGAATAACTGAGTTAATGCCTGAATTAAATGGAATAGATTTTAGAACGGCATTACAGCAGGGAAGTGTGTCACCAGAAGCTATAGGTGATCGGTTACAACAGTTGGGAGATCAAGCGCCTTTTGAATTAAACCAGGTATTAGAAACAGCTAAACAGCAAGCATCTATTAGACGACAAACTTTAACTATTGATAAATCAATTGTTGATACAGAACTAGAAATTGCTAACGCTAGACGAGAGCGTGCAAGAAATGCCAGACAAGCATCAATAGTCGGTGCCAATGTCAACGAGAGAATTGCTACTTTAAGGCAATTACCCTTTGGGGGGCCAGCCGCTTCCTATCGGGATGCCTTATCAGAAGTTCGCAACCAAGAGAGATTGTTAGGAGAGGCTTATCGTCGATTAGAAAGTGCGTCAGACGACCCTAATGTGATTCAGCAAGAGGTTGATAATACCCGATTAGCCCTAGAACAAGCCCGCGCTAACCTATTACAGCAACAAACATCACTACAAGACTATTACCGCAACCTTGACCGTCAGATAATCGACTTTAATCGTCAGATTAAAGATTACAGGAGACAGATTGAAGACGCTCAACTGTCAGCTTTTAGAGAAAATCGTTCCCTATCTGAAAGTTACACTGATTTAGTCAGGGAACTCGATAAGAACCTCTTAAATGCCCAAAATCAGCTACTGGATGCGACCGATAGAATCAGGGTACAGCAAGTTAAAAATCGGTTATTGATACCCGGTACAAGCGACGCTGGCAAAGAATTAGGTGACATTTTCCTAGAATTTGTGCAGGGACAAGCTGATATTGCTAGTCGCGGACGCACCTTCCAATCCCGAACCGAGGAGATAGAAACTTCCTATATCTCTACTCTAAGAAATATCCGTAACTTACAAGAGCAACAGCAAGAGGCTGAAAGAAACCGACTAAAAACGATTGAGGATATTAAACGGACTCAGGAAGACCTCAATCGTACTCTAGCTGATTTAATCCGACAAACCAATAAAGAATTAGGCTTTATTCCCCAATCAATCAAGGATATTGTCACAAATCTTAATACACTTCCAGAACCAATTAAATTAATCAATTCTGAGTTAGTGGCTATTCCCCCAAATATTAAGACTTCTGGAGAAGACTTAATAAAAAGTATAGAAGAAACTGCGGAGGGAATTAGAAAAGCTAAGGAAGGTTTGATACTACCAGCACCTAATAATTTCACCCCTGCTCCTGTGTGGAATGGGGGAGGGTTTTTACCACCGCCACCGCCACAGTCGTCTTCAATTCCCAAAGGGTTAACACCACGCGGTCAAGAATTATCTCAGCATTTAAACAATCCTCGCGTCAAAGCCTTTCTTGATGTTATTGCTTACGCAGAAGGTACTGCCAAGATGCCAAATCAGGGATATAACACCCTTTTTGGCCATGGACAATTTAGTTCTTTTGCAGACCATCCACGCCAAAGAATTCCGTTTGGATCAACCAGTTCATCGGCATCTGGAAGATACCAGATCATGGATTTTACATGGAATGAAGAAAAAGCAAAATTAGGATTAAAAGATTTTTCTCCTGTCTCTCAAGATTTAGTCGCATTAAGCCGTATTCTAATGAGAGGTGGATTGGACGAGCTTCTTAAGGGAGATATTCGTGGGGCAATTAACGCAACCCGCAAAGAATGGGCATCTTTCCCAGGGGCTAATTACCCAGGGCAAGGTATGAAACGGATGGAAGACCTGTTAAAGGTTTACGATCAGTCTTTGCGAAAATACCAACCAAATGCCCCTCGTACTCAATCCGAACTAGACGCACTGCGATATGACGGCAATCCTGCTAACAGTGGAGCATCAAACCGTATTCGACAAATCAGAAGAAATCAAGGCGGTTCACCCACTCTATCAACTTCCACTCCTAACCCTTCTCCATCGGTTCAGCAACAAATCACCAACAGATTACCAAAAAATATTCAATCTGTTTTAGTTCAAGAAGTTGGCGGAAAAACTGTATATTCTAAAAACGCTCAAACACCCCCAGCGTCACCAGCTAGTACAATTAAAGTCATTATTGCTGATTTGATTGCCAAAGAAATAACAAGCGGAAAACTTTCCTTAAAAGATGCTATCGCCATAAAATTGCCTTTGGTTGATCCACACGGACAATTAAAAGCCAATCAAGTTAAAACAGTTGAACAGCTAGTACAGTTAATGCTAGAAAAGTCAGATAATACGGCAACTAATGTTTTAATTGATCGGCTAGGTGGGCTAACCAAAGCTACAGAATTAGCCAGAAAAGAAGGTTATAAAAACACTACTATTTCTAGGTATTTAAATATACCAGGCAGTGGAACTCCAAACATTTCAACAGCACAAGACGTAACGTTAGCTATGCAGTCTTTAATTAAAAATCAAAATCCTGCAAGTCAATTAGCTGAACAATCTCTGAGACAAACAAGAAATTTTAAGTATAATAATGAAATCGGCGGAAAAATTGGAAATAACTCTAAAGTTATTGGTAACGTTGGACTGGTAAACATTAATGGGAAAGAATATATTGTAACTGCTTATGCAAACATTAACGGCAATCAACTAAATAATCGAAAAATAATAACTAATGCTACTAATGCAATTAGCCAATCCATTAAAGACTCCACCTCTAACCCTTCTCCTGCCCGTGTTTTAACAAAAGAAGAAACAAAAGAAGGAAAAGGCGGTCCAGAATTTAGTAGTCCTCCACCTATAGCCCAATTACCGGCTCTACCTAATCAAAACCGAGATAATTTCTGGGATGCCGATTTACCACCGGTTCTCAAAGAAAATCCGATTAACTTCCAGAGTCCTAATTTACCTCCCGTTCCCAATCTTCCTACGGGTAATCTTGGCGCATCGGCTGATCAAATTCGCAACGCTGAAACAGCCAACCAAAACGCTGAGGAGTTTTCAAGACGGCTAGAAGAGCAACAAAATCTAAACAATGCTCTTGACAGATCAATGAAATTTAGACGGCAGCAAGAGGAAGATGCCCGTGCATTAGAACGCACTTTAAGAGATGCTTCCGAGAATGTCGCTGATTTGACTATCAACTCTAAAGGGTATCTGACAGTACAAGAAGAAATTAATAAGAGTGCTACAGAAGTCTCTCGACAATATCGCTCTCAGATTGAATCACTAGAAGACCAGCGACGGACTTTACTTTTAAATGCTGAGGCTCAACAAAAATACAGCGACGCGATAAAAGAAATCTTAGGAGAATTTCAAAGAAAAGGTATAGCTCTCCCCCCTGAATTTCTCAAGAAAATGACAGATAGTATTGATGCTTTAGCTAAAAACGCTGAATTAGCTAAAGAACAGGTAACAATTCTTGATCAAGCAATTGAACAATTAGGCAGAAATCAGGGAGTAGCTACCTTAGAAGCATCATTTAGAAAAACCAGAGATACAGTCAGGAGTATTCGTGATCGGTTAAATGATTTAACTATCCAAAGAATGCAACTAGAATTTCAGTCTGGTTTTGGATTATTTGATAATTCTGCTATCCTTGCCGAACGTATTAGCCTACAAAAAGAAAAAGAGGAACTAGAGGATTATTTAGAACCGTACAAAGACTTGCCACAGTACGCTGAATATGTGGCTAATATTCGCTCGGAATGGGAAAAACTTACAGAATTAAGATTAGAACGAGCGGAGTTAGACGCTTCCCCAAATCGTGGCGCAGCTGAAAGCTTTTTCTCTGACATTAGAGAAGGAAAAGGAATAGGATCAGCTTTTAGTAGTCTTGGATTAAATATTATGACAAAATTTGTTGAGGGTATTACCAAGCCTGCTATTGATGCTCTAACTTCTGCTATCGATGGATTTACAAAGCCAATTACTCAAGCTTTTGAATCGCTATTTAATGCAATCATCGGGCCAGTAGGCAATTTCTTCACTAACGCTCTAAACAGTATCTTTAAACCAGCAGGTAACATCTTTTCTTCTATTTTTGGTGGCGGTGGCGGAGGTGGCTTATTTAATGGACTACTTAGCGGAATAACAGGGATTTTTAGTGGAGGACTTGGGGGACTTGGTTCGATTGGATCACTTGGTAGTGTAGGAGCCTCTAGCTTTGCTTCTGCTCCGGCTTCTGCCTTTTCTCTAGGTACAGGATTCAGCCTATTTAGTGATGGTGGGAAAGTTGGAGATGCTAATGTTCCGATAGAGAAAAATATCATTTCAGCTTTTCAGCGCGAACGAGCAATGTCGGGAGGCCGAAAACCTCGATTAATCGTAGCCAATGAAGATGAATTAATTCTCAACCCTAAAGAAACAGAAGCCTATCTAGACTACAGAAATAATGCTCCTATTAAGAACTATGCTAATGGAGGATTTGTCGGGGGTAAGCCTAATTACTCCACAACCTCAAATAACAATAGCTCTAATCAGTCTTTGGTAATTAATAACACCAATAACGTGACTGTAGAATCACGGAATGATATGGGTTATAGTTTGAATCAATTGAAAGAACGGGAAAATACACAAAATGAACGAACTAAAAAACGATTCTTTGGGTAATCAAATTGTTACCGAAGCTCTTGAATGGCTCGGTACTCCTTGGTTTCATGGTCAATCGCTTAAAGGGATTGGAACCGATTGTGTAGGATTTATTGCTGGCGTAGGGATTGAAGTCGGATTCTTGCCCCATGATTTCATTATTGAAAACTATGAACGGATTCCCCGGAATAACTTCTTAGTCAAATTTCTTGATCGGTTACTAGATAGAGTTGAAGGTGATTTGTGTAAAGGAGATATTTTGATGTTTCGTAAGTCAGGAGTAAATGGTCATGTGGGGATTTATCTGGGAGATAGTGAGTACATTCACGCTGACTCAATAAATGGCGTGATGAGGACTTATATTCATGAATACCCGCCTGTACTAATTTATCGAGTACCTACTTTAGGAGTGGTAAAATAATAGAAAGCTACCTTTATCCCTTTGCCCCAAACAGAATGACAACGACATTTAGAATAGTACAACAATTTTTAGACTCTGGCGATAGTGATAAAGCTAGAGAAGAAATTGATAGAGCTTTCCGCAATCTGAGAAAGGTAGATAGTCATGTTAGAGAGTTTGCCGCTCTGTTGGCACTGGGATCGATCGAAGCTTTAGAAATCGGCTTAGGAGTATTGGGACGTAAGCTTCTACAGAATGACAGCGAGATTAATAATGAGGTTATTTGGTTATTTATTGCGTCAATTTTATCTCGCAATAGTATTCCCTCTGATAGTCCATCTAGAATCAGCCTACTTGTTCTTACCGCTTCTGTCAATAGTTGGGAATTACCAATTTTTGCGCTTCTTGCCCCTGCCCTCGACGCTTTTTTTAAAGTTAGTCTTGCGGACGGAACCCCTTTAATTGCCGAACAAACTCTTGATTTTTTGACCACTTGGGGAAGAATTTATGCTAAAGCACCTCATGTCAAAACACAGCTTCAAGAACTTCAATCTCTTAGTAATAATCTATTAGAGCAAGTAGATGACTCAGAGTTAAAAGCTGAATGGTCAGAGGGAATTAATATATTTTTTGAAGAAGCCAGTACAGCCAAATATTCCGATAGTAATGTTTTTTCTGATAGTGGAGAATTGATTAAAAAAATTTATTCGTTTTTGGATCGTGAAAAGTTAGAATAAGTTTACACAATAGAGGAGGATTGATTATGTCCTGGTTAGATAGATTAAAACAAGAGAAAACGGAGCTTAAAGAAAGGCTGACTGCCTTAAACAAGGCGTTGGAATCGTCACATGAAAGCATTTCATTAGAGCAACTAGCTCTTTTGGAACAGCAATCAGAGGCAATGCAAACGTATTTAGATATTTTGGTAAAGCGTTTATCGTTAATAGAAAGCGCCAATTCAAAAATGAAGTGCATCAATGTCTGATGATAATTCATAGAATACCTCAAAAGAGGTTCGATAGTCAAGACATTTTCGAGGACGATGATTAATTAATTCTACAGCTTTTTGAATTGGCGTAGTCCCTAATGGTCTTGATTCCAGTCAAATAATCGTTGCCAGTGATTCTTTAAAAGGCACTGGATAGCTTGAATTTTGAAAAACTCGTACTGTGTAAGCCGATTGGACTGACCCCCAATCGGCTATTTGTTGTGCCTCTGTGTAAACGACGCTTCGGGCTGACAATACTGACCATTCTCGTTTTATTGTGTCCCCATCGTAAATTCTGACTACATAGCTGTCCAACTCTCCTGCTGCGTAAGCAATATCAATATAGTCGATCCAACGACCATCTAACCGCGTCCGTCGATACCAAGTAATAATTAAATCGTTGTTATCTTTTTCCCCTCTTACAGCACAAGGGAAAGGCTTTAATCCTTCTAAGGTGATTGTGTGAGAGACTTCCTCCTCTATATCAGTTTCAAGTAATCCATTAGGGACTACTTTTAATAAATATTCTCGATTAATATCAGAAAGATTTAAGGGGTATCGAACTAAATAATTAGTCAGTAACACGAATTTTTCTCCTATTATATGCCTAGAGATAGCCGGTTCAGTTCCTTTGACTCCACGAATTGTATATGAAATATCAAAGGTTAGGGGATTGTTGGACACAATAGCAGCATTTTTAAAAGCTATAATTTCTCCAGTAGAAAACCAACCTAATTGTTTGCCTGATAGAAATGTTTCAAGAGTAACTGGCTCTAATTGCCCTGAATTCATGCTTACTCGTATCCAATTTGAATCGTCAATAAAACTAGGAGAAGCGTTGTTAAAATTTGGGGAGAAGCTTAATACAGTACCAGTTACGCTGTTGGCAACATTGCCAATAGCAAAATCATAGCTTAATCCGTTGTCATCAGAATAAAATAATGCTCCTCTGTTAAAACTAGAGTTACCTTCAATCGCCACATAAATTCCCATGTCTGCATCTCGGCTACTAACTATTGGGCATTCAATAGGAATAGCGTTAGCGCGTCCGTAGGGACGAGGAATGTTATTGTCTGGTGGAAATTCGTTATCTATAGGAATATCTGGTAAATATCCTACTCCTTGAAATCGAGTAGCTTCAATTTCAATTAAATAATTTACTCCTCTTACTTTCTTTGTAATTTGCATCAATTCTTGATGATAATTGTTATTATTATCGGTAAAAATTATATCCCCAACCTTTAAATTTTCCCATGCTGGTAATAAAAACATTTTTGAAAAAGTTTTTGATTGCGTTTTCCCTAAAAAAAGAATTTTTGAAGCAATATTCATGAAAAGCATATCTATATCTATTAGCTTAGTTTGAAAACTAAGCTCGTTTGTGTGAGTATCTGATGGGTCTTTAGCTACTGCGGTAATAGTTTCATAATTTTTTAAAACATTTAGCCCAGATACCGTAACAGCACTAGGGGTTTCTCTAAAATGAGTCAGTTTTTTTTCATTAAGGTCAATAGGATTTTCTCCAAATTTTTTAGACCCAAAAGAGCTTTTAGGGATAAAAATAGGATCAGATGATTGTTCTTGTCTTTTAAAAATGATTTTATCTTTTGGCTCCCCTGTCACAATAAAAAAAGCTCTCATAAGTTCTTCTAACTGATCAGCAAAAGATGTCCCATCAAACAATAAATCAAATCCTTGAATTTGGTAATCATTAGGAATATCAGTTACGTCAATTTGATCGTCTGTTCTACCAGCTAATTTACAAATAGTTTTCAAAATATTTTTTATTTTTGGATTGTTTCCACTTTCTCCAATCACTTCAATATCAATAGTAGGAAATCCAGTGCCGTCATAATTAGCAATCGGATAATTATTAAAAACTAAAAAAGACATTCCAGTAAAAGCAGGTACTGGATTAGATTCTTTTGACTGAATTACTGACGATGGTGTAGTTTGATTGCCAGTATAAATAGTTGTGTGTTCAATAAATTTTAGGCTTTTTTCGTCATTGGTTTCAGAGTTGTAAACAAGGACGCTATTCATCCAAACTCGCCTAACAGAGCCAATTTTTCTAGCAATTGGATAAGCGGCTGTCAAAAAATAAGTGTAAACTTCGGTAGTTTGCCCACCACCACCACCTTTTCCGCCTTGTCTTTCGGACGTGACGACTTCCTTAAGAGGAATCCCCCACATCATAGTTAGCCCTTCTTTCCTCACCCTTCCAAAAGGATAGGATAGGCTTCTGCCGTATTCAGCATCGGGAACACCAGTATCCTCAATTTTTCCTTTTTGTTGGGTAGGGGGTTTAGGAGCAAATAGAGATAATAATAGGTTAGCTCCGATCCCTATTGCTACGGGAATGAGAAAATTAGCCACGGCTTTTTAAAAGATAGTATTTTCTCTATTTTAAGTGGATTGGGCTAGATTTGCACTAGCGTGGAATTACTCTACAGATTTACAGTCTGTCGCCTTCGACTACTCGGCCACCAATCCTTGTTTAAATTTATCTTACTATAATTCTTAATGCTTGTCAATCATATTGGTTTTTGATTCTTGATTCTTTTGAGATTCTTGCAAATTAAGAAGTTGAAGCATTGCTTCTCCTGCGTCTTTACGCGCCATGTTACAAGTCCAGAGTCTTTGTTCATTGCGCTTGATAATGATAATTTCTGTATTAGAAACTAAACAAACTAAATCATTTTTCTGTTTTATTAGTTGATTAATAGCTTCTAATTTTTGCTTTTGTTCTAATTCAGAAACGGGTTGAGGGTTTTCTCCATACTCTTGCGTGGAGAAAACAACAGCTAACATAACACTTTTTGTTTCTTTAAACTGAAAATGAATAATCTGCCAACTAAATTCACCATCAGGCTCTAATTCTCGATTCCAAATATTTAGAAAGGTTTCTAAATAACCTTCTAATCCTTTTTGAGTTTGACGATTTTTATTAATATCACTGAAAAGTCCTTGATGCTGTTGAGGATAGTTTTCAACAGGTTTTACTGACTCACTATCTTGAATAGAGTAAGAATGACAAGAATTAAACGGAAACATAAAGGGCATATTGATTGCTATCAAGATATTAGGAAAGTTTAATAATTTGTTACAGATTAACTATATTAGATTTATTCTCTGTAAAAATTAAGATTACACCAAAAGGAATCTTTCCAAAAATTTATCAATTGTATATTTTTTTCAGCTATTAATTTTCGCCAAAGACGAAAATTCTCAAAAAAATTATACCATCCAAAAGGAACATCTTCTCTAAGGGTAGTCCAAATAATAGGTAAATAGCTGTCGATAGGTTTATGAAGTTTGTTACAAACATAAACATAAAAACCAAAAGACAAAGTGTAAAACAACCCTTTGATGATTAACATAAATCCCCACACAGAAATTAAAAACAAATTCAAGATTAAGGTTATCGGTTTTATTTTCATTTTTGGCCTTCAATAGATTTTAAAGTTATTACTATATTACTTTACCACAATTAAAGTTATTTGTCTATAACTTTGATAAGAAAATAAATTAAATTTACTTTTTCCGATGTCAGTGTTTTGATTTTCATTAAGATTTCTACTAATTTATCCTTAAGTTCTTTTTTAGTGGGTTTTGTGTTAGTTGGTTTGTAAATGAAAGTTTTAGCACTTCCATCTTGTTCTATTTTAGTTAAAGTGTATTTTTCCATTGTTTTATAATTTAATTTCGTCATCTCCATTCAAAAATCCCGATATATCAAAATGATACTCACTATCAGTATTTTGAGGAACTACTATTCCTCCAAATTCTAAGAGTTTATTGTCAAGGAATTGCTTGGATTGTTTTAAAGAGATGTAATTCTCTATGGCAAATTCTTTAGCACTAATCGGTTTTTTGTACCGATATTTGAAGTCTGTATCAAGTTTTTTGTTTCGAGTGTCAGACCACGAGAAATAGTTTATTGTTACTCCTGTCAAGAAACCAAGTAATAAAGTTGATACTCCGAAAGCAAAAATTAAAATTTGATAAGTTTCATTGATCATAGTGCCTTTTTTTAGGTGTAGGTTTATCTTAATATATCTAGCCCTCGATTTCTGATTCTTTGAGCAAAGTCTTTATTAAATACTTTTGATTTTTTAATCACAGTAATCTGATTGCTTGGCCAGTATTCTAGCAGAAAATCAACGAGTTCTATTGAAGTTGTGTGTATTCTAGCTTTTTTGCTGCATCCTTTTAGTAATTGGTAAAAAAGAAATAGTCCACTAAGCAGGTCTTTTTCAATTACCCAAAATACCAATCTAATTAATGTATTGCTAAGTCGCCAGTGTTTTAGAAGTTGGCATAGTTTTGTTTCCTCTAATTGCCAGTAACTGAAAAAATCCAAAACATTAGAGATTACTGGGTAGTCGCTTCTACTTACGAAGTCAGATACTAGAGCATCGATTGCTTCTAGAGATTGACACATCCCGATAGATGCAATCGATAATCCCTCTAATTTATATCCTGAAATAATTTGTAGCATGGTTTTAAAGTTTTGTTTTGTTTTGTTTTCTTGCCTTAGTTTGCCTTGCCTTGTAATCGTTTCAATCTCTAATAAGGCTTAAGCTTAATTGTTTCAGTCGGGCCGGGAGATAGCCTTTTGTTTCGATCAAGTTTCAATCCTTAGTTAGGCTAACCATGTTCTCAAGAGAAATCCTAGCAATAAAGTTGGTATTGCAATAAGATAAATTTCGTGATTCATTATTTATTCTTTATAATTATTAATAGTTTCCCAGAAATAAATTACTAGCAGAGATTTATTTCTTTTAAGTATTAGCTCTTGCCAAAAACGAAAACTTTCAAAAAAATTATACCATCCAAAAGGAACATCAACAAAAATACTATCTAAAATGATAAGTAGATACCTCTCGACAAAATTGCGTATTGTTAAGATTAAGATTAAAAAACGTGGTTTTATTTCCATTTCTTTTAGTTCCGCTTTGGTTAATTTTTTCCTTAAAAATTGACTAATCTTTTTATCTAGTTGTGTTTGATTCATTGTTTTTTTTCGGGTTTAATATTTAGTTTAATCTTAATAAAGTTTAAGCTTAATTGTTTCAAAAGGAGATTAAAAATGTATAACGATTATACCAATGTTTCAATCCCTAATAAGGCTTAAGGTTAATTGCTTCCGATGCTGTGGCCTATGTAGAGGCTGCCGGTGAGGACTGTTTCAATCCCTAATAAGGCTTAAGGTTAATTGCTTTAATATCTCCCTTTAACTCAGACTGACCGATTTCTGTTTCAATCCCTAATAAAGCTTAAAGTTAATTGCTTTTCATCATAGATCAGCAAGGTATTCAGGGAACTATGTTTCAATCCCTAATAAGGCTTAAGCTTAATTGCTTCATCCCCCCGTACCCGTGCGGCCTCTACACAATACCAATGTTTCAATCCCTAATAAGGCTTAAGGTTAATTGCTTCTGACACAGAACCGAGTGAGGCTGTGGACATAGAGGTTTCAATCCCTAATAAGGCTTAAGCTTAATTGCTTCGCTCTCGCTATGCAGTTAGATAGTCAACAGGATAGTTTCAATCCCTAATAAGGCTTAAGCTTAATTGCTTCCCCCCTTATAGCGAGAGACTAGGGCATAAGCCCCATGGCGATCGAGCGTTAGAGTTTCAATCCCTAATAAGGCTTAAGGTTAATTGCTTCCCATCTTCCTTTAGCCTTTGATATAAAAGGGTTTCGGGTAAGGATTGCGCCCCATTCGCTAAAATTCAGTTTTCAAGGTTCTGCTCATTCCAAAAAATCAGGCTAGTAAATCCCAGATTGTAAGCTGGTCGGGGTTTTCGGGGATTGCGCCCCGTGATTTTTTAGAATTTCGCTTAGATGCCTTATTGGGTAAGGCTTCCAGGTTATTTATGCCGTGGCTATCCTCGCACGGCTGAGGTGGGGCGGAAGAAAAAATAAGGGATTGCGAGTCATTCTCGGACTGAGTGGGAGTGCGATTCCCTTCCTGCTTTATCTGCTTACTAATCGAGTGTTCGGCATTCTCTATTGGCGCGTCCCCAATAGACTCTTGATTTGCATCAAGATCAGGCGTGAATTTCCCTGCTAAACCAGGGTATTTTCCAATCATAGAGACAGGAAACTTGATTAAAGAGCTAATCGCTCTTAAAAACTCATCTCGTAAGCCACGGATCAGAATATTTGCGGCGGCATTCTGATCGGCGTGGGCTTCATAGCCACAGCTAACACATCTAAACTTTGATTGACTAACGCGGTTAGCTTTATCAATATTACCACAATTGAAGCAAGTTTGTGAAGTATGTTTAGGATTAACTCGGATCACTTTTCTGCCACGTTCGTTAGCTTTATTTTCGATAAATGTACGAAGTTGTCCAATAGCATTATCAAGTAATGCCTTATTTAATCCGGACTTTCTTTTTTTGCCATTTTGTTTATAGCCATCACCGTCTTCTCTTTCTTTAGGTTTTGCGGCGGCTGTCATGTTTTTTAGTTTTAAATCTTCTAAAATAACTGATTGATATTCGCTGGTTATTTTATGGGCTAATTGAGCATTTCTCCCTTTTCGCTGACGAGCAATTTTCTCATGAACACGGGCAAGTTTAGCGTAGGTTTTACGCTGATTATTAGAGTTATCTTTTTGCCTAGAAGCTTGACGCTGTAGTCGGTTAAGTCGCTTTTTCTGAATTTTTGCGTAGCGTTTAGCTTCTGATTGTCTCCCTAAGTCATCGGTAAATATTGCCACAGCACCCATATCTAAACCAACACATTTATCAGATTCTTTATAGATCATGTCGTCGGTTTCAACGGTTAACTGTAGATAATATCCCGTCGCTTTACGAGTAATTTTAGCCATTCGGGGAGCTTTCCCTTGTAGTCGGTCAATCCCCCGTACTTTCAGTAATCCTATCTTTGAAGAAACAATAACCCCATTAGATTCAATCTTTATAGTTTCAGGTTGACCGTTAACAAGAGTCTCTACCTTATCCCGTCTTCTTTTAAACTTAGGAATCCCACGGATACCTTTTTTAGCGGCATCATAAGCAGGTTTAATCACACTTCTAAAAAAGCCTTTTTTAAACTCTGTTTCAATTTCACCGATAAATTTTGCTGTATCTTCTCGAAAGTAAAAAGCAAGTTTCTCCCTATTGAGATAATTAATAGCATCCTTGTCAATATTTTCGGCATTCTTGAAACGACGGATAGGAATAGCATATAAGGGAGTATATTCTTTTCTGTTGCTTGTCTTTTTAAAATAGGCAATTTTACAGCAAGGATTGCCAATTAAAAGTTCTTTTTCTTTATCTTTAAGGGCTTTAAACTCTTTTTCGTCATAATCCCCAGAATAACTTAACTCCCATATTTCAGGGCTAAACTCATCAAATTTATGTTTTTTGCGATAATATCTTTGCTTTGATTCTTCCTTAAGTGCGATCGAAAGATTCCAGAGTAACTTACACGCCGCTAAAGAACGATCAATCTCTGTGATTTGTTCTTTAGTAGGATGTATCTTAAATTCCAAGACTTCCATAGAAGATTTTTCTTCTTTTTTCTTAGGAGTCTTTTTTACGATACTAAACCCTAGATGCCCATCTTTAGAACTAGGCGTTTTTTGAATTTGATACTCATCTACTTTACGCTTAACTTTACTTTCTTTGGCTTTCATAGATCGACCTTCTTTCATTTTTATTTAAATCTACCATAACCCTGCTAGAAATGTCAAGTAAGAAGTCTAAAGATTTTTAATGTCAAATAATGGGATACCAGTTCCCACATCAGATATAGCCCAACCTATAAAAGTTAAAGGCAGTAGTATCAATATGAAGGGGAAACCCTATAGCTTCCCAATAGTATAATAGTCTTGGCGCGTCAAGAACCTGAACCGTATAATTTAATCCTGTTTCAGTGAGGATAAATTTTTCAAAAATCTCTGGGGCAACTAAAACAGAACAATAGCTAGTATCGTTAAATTTACCAGATTTTTTGGCTAATTCAGAAGTAATTGCGATCAAAATCTCTTTTGTAAGTAATCTTTCTTGCGATATATTGCAACTATCTAAGTTAGTCCAAGCGGTAAATTTAACATAATTAGATCGGGAATTAAACATAACTTATAGTAAAAAAAGGTGCTAAACTATATTTGACTAACTTAAATCTACCATAAGCCTACTAGAAATGTCAAGTAAAAATTATTATCCTCTTAACGTCCGTACATCAGAATCAGAAGAGAAAAAGCTAAAAAACTACTGTAAAGCCCAAAAGCGGTCAATAACCGAGGTAGTCCGAGAATTGATTAGAAGTTTACCCGATAACTAATCAAGGGTGTTGTCGGGATAGCTAACACAAAAAGTGCCAGTTTACAGACTGGCACTTTTAACTTTATTCCCCAATTAACAGTTACTTGACGATTTTAGTGAGAAGAAAAAAATAGTTAAAGAGAGAGGATTAAAATAATCCTCTCTCTTTTTTAGTTTCCTGTACTGGCAGTCGTTGTTAGATTGTAATTAGATTGTAGATACTCTTATTAACAATGAAACCCTTACAGGGATTAGCTTTTACGCTTTGTTAATACTGTTAACACCATTCCCCGATGTTATTTTTTTACGCTCTTACTGCTGAGGCTGTCTTGCCCCTTTACCCTATTTTCTTTTTTCCTCTATACGGCATCAACGGCATCAACAAAGTTTAAAACCTATATATATCAAGACCTCCATTGTTAATATCCTTATCTACAATTTATTAACGATAATAACTTAGTTCTTCTGTACTATTATCTTTTTGTAAGTTTTTTGCAAGTTTTTTTTTAAAAATACTTGACAATTCTAGCAATCTACTATAAGATTGTATTAATCAAATTTTAGAGGAGCGATGCTTATCACCCATATCTCGGTAGATTATAGACAGAAAGTCAATCTTGGTAACTTTGAGTCCGTGGATGTAAGTATAAATATTCATGGGAAACCAGAAGACGACGAAGATGCTGATGCTTGCTATGAATTTCTTTTAAATCAAGCACAGCGAGTAGTTATGTCAAAACTTCTGGAAGTAACAGAGGCTCATGATGTCACTTGCCCAAGTGTGGTCAAGTATTTTGCTGGTAAAGAAACAGACGAGTTTCCTTCCTCTTATAGATTTAGCGACCCTAGCAACCTTCCTTTTTAGGAGTAAAAACAATGCCTATAAAATCTTTGACAACAAGACAAGCCCGGTTCCTTAGACTGGGTATAATTCGCAAAGGGGGAGAAAAAAAAGAAAACCCTAAAAGACCTGGCACTCTAATAAGCGGAGATGATTTAGAATATTTTCGCATTGATTCTGATATTCAAGGAATCAACGAAAAATTTACCGCTATTTACGGGAAAGAACCAAAGCAATTAGATTGCTTGTTACCTTTTCCTTATACAGACCAAGTATTTCCTTGTTGGATGGAACAGTGGAATGATAAAGATTTAAAAACCTCTGGGTTAATGATTCGGTGCGACGAGGAAAAGCAACATATCTACCAACAAGCTGGCAAAATGATTGCCACTAATCCTATCCCGTGCAAACGACAACAAAATCCTGACGGAAGTTATTCAGGGTGTAAATGCAAGCAAGTTGGGCGATTGCAGATTGTTTTACCTAAATTAGGTGAACTAGGATACTTTGAAGTCGAAACCCATTCAAAGTGGGATATTATCGGACTAACAGAGCAACTACTAGCTATTGAAACATCGGCTGGTAGTTTGATTGGTATCCCTTTTCTATTAGAACGCGGGTCAAGAGAGCTATCTTATCCCTTACCAGACGGAAAAAGGGGACGAAAGACTTTTAGTCTTTTATCAATCCGTGTTCACCCTAGCAGAGCGTCTCAAGTTCTAGAAGTCATTGAAACAAAAGCCTTTCAACAATTTACGGGAAATGTAGAACCTGTCAGAACTCTAACTCCTGCGTCAACGGGAAACGTAAAATTGTTCAACGCTTCGCAATCACTGTCAGAGGATCGCAAGCAGGCTGGAATTACTTGGGCTGTAAATCAAGGATTACCTCAACCAGAAGCTTTGCAAATCGCCCAACAAGCAACCTCCGAAAAAGAATTGGCCGACCTCCTAAAAAAAGCTATAGACGCAAGGCTAAAGCCAGTAATAGAAGTTTGCAGTGAAAATATTGATCCTGGTGAACTTCTTAGTGAAGATTTTTAATTAGTTGCCAGTTGTCAGTTGTCAGTTATCAGCAACTTATTAGGAGTAAATCAATGTCTGTGTTCCCAGTTTTCAAAATAATCAAAATGCTCCGATCTCCAGAAGATGACATGACAGATTTTATCTTTTTAGGACAACAATATCGGTTAATAGCAAGGCCAATAAAATACTGGAAGTATTTTCCGTTTTCTCCGAGGTTTTGCGGTAAGCGTTTTTTTTATCAGTGTCCGTGGCTAACCATTTTTTCTTTACACAGCGCTGATCCTAGCGTTTTGTTAGACGATGAAAGTAATTCACTTAAAAACCATTAGGAGTAAACCAATGACACATCAAGAAGAATTAATGAAAGATTGGAGTTTAGAACGACAAGTTAAAGCTTTATCCATCGTGGCTCCTAATTTACATCTTTTTATGGAATATAACCCAGAACAGTTAATGGCATTAAGGAGTATTAAATGAATCTGAATCTCTTAAGTCGTGATTGGTGGGATGAACTGACTTCCCAGCAAATACAAGAAATCTTAGTTGAAAGCAGCAAAAACCAATGGAAAGTTTTAAGTACAGGGCAAGTCGAAAATATTTGCTTGCATGGATTGGTGGCTAACCTAGTTTTTAGTGTAGGCATTAATCAAGTACAGCAATTAAAGGCAGATTTTGAGATTACTTGCGATTCTGGCAAGACTAAAAAAGTAATCAAGATTAATTTAACATTTGTAGAATTGAAATCTACAAACTTGCTATTTGAAACATTAACAAGTTTATCGGAATCAAATAATCCGTATATATGGATTAAAGGTAAGGCGATTAATCTTCCAGAAATTACGATTCTTGTTAACGAATGGGGAAAACGCTATGAAGACCTAAAAATGCCTTAAAAGTAAAAACTAGCACAATTGGGGAGTAAAACAGTGAACATCAACTCGCATCTCAAAGAGGAGCTATATAAGCTTATGATTAAAAATAAATATCTCGAATTATCTCTTGACTCAAAAAATTGGATTGATGATTTATTAAAAAAATCTCAAACTAGCCAAATAACTAACGAGATATTAATCTGGTGGTGGGAAGGAGATATACAAAAAGGATACGTCTATCTGTACTTATTCGATGGTAAATGGAATCTCTCTTTTATTAATCGGGTTAAATTTTGGGTTATAACTATTCTTATGCCTATATGTACAGGAGTTGCTATTCCTTCTCCTCTTAAAAAAGATTTTGATCTTTTCAGAGAAGCTTTAACACTAGCGTCGATTTTTCTAGCAGAAAAAAGCTGGTATAAAGAAATAACCGACAATACAACTAAGGAGTAAAAAAATGAAAAGCCTGACCTATCGAGTGCTAATCAACTTAAGCTACGCTGAGTTGCCAACAGAAGCCAAGCAATATGTTGATCGCTTAGTTCTTGAAACATCAAAAGAACCCTTTGCATCGAAAATATTAGAAGGAGTTTATGAAAACGTAATCAAAGCAGATGACAATGATATAGAATGTCTTCTTTTAAGCGGTGCATTTATTGACGCTGATTCAAATAGGAAAGTAGGATGTTTTTGGCGTTTTAAAACTGCTATATTCCAGTTTATCTTTTCGATTTTAACAGGTGTAGCAATACCTAATCTTTTCAAGAAAAACTATTGTCTTTTTCTACAATCTCTTGTTATAGCTAGTTACCTTGTAAAAGAGGGTTATGTCATTCTCCCATTGTTTGGGATACGAATAAAGCAAGAAACAACTAAAAATAATCTACAGAAGGAGTAACCCAATGGACATTCAACGCGCAATGCTAGTTCGGAGAAAATACAATAGCTTGCCTACCGAAGCTAAACAATACGTTGATGCTTTACTATTAGAAGTGAAACAGAATCCTAAATTAGACTATTTAGAACTGTTTTATAAATTCGCAATCAAGGGCAATATAATGGATTGTCTTGTTCTTGGTAATTACGATTGGAATCAATCTATTACAAAGAAAATAACATTTTGGGTGTGGTTATTTCTTGTTTTTTGTAAGACAGATGTTTCTATCCCTAAACAGTTAAAAAAGGATGCTAACTTGTTTACGAAAGCTATTGCTATAGCTTCTAATTTTGTAGTAGAGGGTGATTATGAAGAAATATACAGAACGTCTCACATCTGGGGACTAACTTACAACCCAATCACAACCGAGGAGTAACAAAATGAGTGCAAAATCAAGAGACAAAATCAGAACTTATGGGTCTGCAAGAGGAGAGTTAATCGTAGTCGATCCCCAGCTAATTTCTTTCAGATTAGCTAACGGTGACTTTATCGGGCCAAGAATAGGGCTTCATGACGACGGCAAAATGCACGTCTTGCCTGATGAAACTCTTTTAACCTTTAGCCTCGATTTAATCGAGGCTATCGCAGGGGAAAGCGGATGGAATACCCGCGTTACCTACGACTTGGAGTTGATTAAAGAACTAGCCGATAAGATACTGGCATCGGGCGTAATCTATCAACCTTTACACTTGATTGCAGACGGTGATCGACTGTTTCCTATGGACGGGCATCGAAGGGTATTAGCTTGGTTGCTTTTAGCCTCTCAAGGAATAATAATTCCTAACGTTCTAGCAATTATTAAGCCTTTGTCAGGCGGGCTAACCGTCCGGGACTTAGAGTATCAAATGCTCTCTTACGGCACTGATAGCGAAAAACTATCGGTGTACGACAAAGCGAAACTGATCAGACGGCATTTACACGAGGATAGATTAGCTGGTTTAACTGAAGAACAGTCCTACCAACAGTTTTGCGAAAAAACTGGATGGAAAAAATCAGAATATGATCGGACTCTAGAAATTTCTTCGATGTCTAGTCCGACATTAAAAGCAATCAAAGGTAAAGTATCAGAGACGACTTTACACAATCTTGTAAGGAAAAATGAACTAACACTCTCGGAGAAAGAAAATGTTCTTTTAGAGACTGTAGCTATAGCGGAAGAAAAAGGGATAAAAGCCACTGGAGAATTAGTTCAATCTGTAGCAGCTAACCTTATAGAGTCTAAAAATCCAACTTTTTTGAACTCTGATGGAAACGTAAAACCCAGTGACGAATTAGAGCCAAAACCCATTAAACTTACTCCGAAAGCTAAAGAAGTTAAATATCTATTAATATCTTTAGCAACCGAAGGAAATGCAAAGCAAACAGACGATGATACAATGACCGTAGATTTTCCTGTAACTCTTTGGGAAAAACTTATTGATTTTGTAGAGAGATTAAGTTAGGATTAGTTGTCAGTTATCAGTAAAAAATTGCTAAATAAATTAAAAGAACCCGATGATCCAACATCACGAACGCACACAAACTCAAATTAAACTGCTATCCCAAAAATTAGCAGATACAGTCGGTAAAGAAATATTTGCTTCTTTAGAAAGAGGAGATCGAGAAGATATTTTTGAGCAAATGCTTACAAGCCTCTACTATTCCTATAGACTTAATGGTAGCATGAAAAGTTGGTGCGGAACCACATTTCATGTCATTGAAACCCTGCTATCTAAACTGGAAAAACAATGAACCAAAAGAATGCACTCAACCCCGAATCTACGAGTTTCGTCTGTCCGCCTGATTGTCCTGCTCGTGAAATAGAGTGGCCTTGTCCTGACCCTGTACAACTGAGTCCAGAAAAAATAAAACAAGAAAAAAAACAGGCAGAAAAAAAGATTTTTAGAAGTGTTCATTCAAAAAGAATACTTGGGAGTCTAGAAAAAATTGAAATAGTTTACGGATATACAGTTTATGTATTTTCTGATGGCAGCCGATGGAGCTTAAAGGATTATTATAGACATTTAGAAAGTATTCCCTTTTACGGTCCGTACTTAAGTGACTATGGAATTAACCGGAAAGATAAAGAAGGATTTACTCCAGTTAGAACATATCAAGCAACAAATGATATGTTTCAATAAATCTCAAATAAAGAACAGAGGGTTAACCCTCTGTTCTTTTCTGTTATGCTCCGATTAGTTTCTCCTGTAAATATTGGTAAACCTCTTTCTGTAAATCTTTTGGGGCAGAACACAGAAAAGCTTTCACATCTTCTAGATCGATCTCTTTAATCATCTTCTGTAACTCATCTAGCTTTGAGTAAAGAGACTCAACTTCTTTAATTACAAGCTTTGCTTTAACTTGAGGATCAGCTTCCTGAAAAAGTTCGGGAACTAAATTAGGATTTTTAACACAATCCTTTTTTTGATTGATTGGATCTTTTAGAAAATCCTGAATTGTTGGCCAGTCGCCATTAAGATAATTCACAAAAGAATCTGTATCAAGGCCAAATACAGCAGCTAGTAATCGCATATTCCCTAGATCAGGGCAGCTAGCGATATTTTTTAGCTCCCAGTTTTGAACCGCTCCCCCAGAAAATTCTGTGCCAGGTAATCCCAATCGCCGGCCTTCTTTTAGTATCCACTCAGTAAATTCGGCTTGGGTCATGCCCAGCCCCATCCTTTTTGCCTTAATCGTATCGGACATTTTGCTTATCCCTTTTTCTGTCAAGGCCGAGGACTTTACTCGTTTGCGGGGTGTCCCGTCGCTGTTAAATCGTGGTGTAGCCATAAAAGTGTATTTTGATAAGATACCCTTATCTTACACTACCTTGCAAAAAACTTACAAAAAACTTACAGGCAATCTCGACTTTTATGATACAATATAGAAAATTCTGTAAATTAAGCCATGTCTGCCAATCAAGATGCTCCAATAAAAGTTGTGTCAATCCGGGTTAAAAAAGAGCTATGGGCTGAGATGTGTCAAAGGTCAGGCGTTTTAGGACTAAAAACCCAAGAGATAATTGAAATTGCACTAAAGTCCTACCTTTCTATCCCCATTGAGAACGAACTCATTGCCAGAAAAGAGGGCGAAGATGCCTTTTACAACTCTTTGCATAACCTAAAACCTAAGCGTAACAAGGATTTGCAGGTGTAGTGCAAGTGTAGTATTTACTGATCAAGAACATTCTGCTAGGATAGTAGATACCTTGATTTGTCCTAATCCATCTTATCCACCCAACAAAAAACCCGCTCGGAGGCGGGTCGTGTAACTAAACACTTTTCATATAGAAACTATGATACCACAAAGCTCTAACCGTGTCAAGATCGATAAAAACAATCCTTGTCCCCACTGTGGCAAGCCTGATTGGTGCTATATGTACACTGCTGAGGACGGCAATTTACTCTCGGTCTGCAACCGAGATCACGAACCCGCAGCAGGATGGGAAAAATCTTCTAAATTAGACAGTCAGGGCAAGCCAATCTACTATTTTAAGAAAGAAGTCAAGTTTTCTGGCTATAAAAAAGAAAAAACCCAATATTTTCTTTATCCTCCCCTTGTCAGTGGGGCGAGAATCCGCGTGTACCGGAAGGACTATCAAGAAGATGGAATCTGGAAAAAGGATATTAAGCAGCAACATTCTACAGATAATGGTAAAAATTGGAAATGGGGAGTAGGCGATATCGGTTACAAAGATATACCTCTTTACCGTCAAGATCGGCTGGAAAAGGCTATTAAGGAAGGGACCCAGATATTTGTAGTAGAAGGCGAGACTAAGGTAGAAAGGCTTGAGTCGTTTGGGCTGGTTGCCACTTGCAATATAGGCGGATCAAAAAAATGGCAGCCAGATCACACGAAAGCTTTGAAGGGAGCAAATCTGATTTTATGCCCTGATCGCGACAAAGGGGGAATGGCTCACTGCCAGAAAATTTATCAAGATTTCCCCGATGCAAAATGGCTTTATGCCTATCCAGATTCTCCTTTGTGGAATCATTTACCAGATTCTCAAGGGGTAGATATTCTTAATTGGATTGAAGAAAAGAAGGTAACTCTCGATACATTGCTAACTTCGATAGTTGATAAACCAAAAGAAATAAAAGAGAGCAAAGAAAAAGAAGTCACAGTAACAGAAACGATGACTTTTCAAGACCTAATAACAGCTATTGACGGCTGTATTGGTCAGGAAGAAATCACCCGAACTCAGTGGCAAGAAAAAGTCGATCTGTGGGCAAAAGCCACTGGTAGGAAACCATCAGACATACGACATTTAATTGAAATCCGTAAAACAGAAATAGCAGAAGGGGACGCTATCAAATCAGGATTAGAAGGGTTCTTGAAAGGTAAGCATTATCAGCAGAAAGAGATTGATCTTTTTGAGATACTTCCGAAACCTTTAGCCGAAGCGATTATAAGCCGTGCCAAGACATTAAATCAACCCCCAATCAGATTACTGCATTCTTTATGGCCAATACTAGGAGCTATTTTAGGAAGTCGGTTTGCAATTAACCTCCGAACTACTGTAAGAGAAAGGGAATGCTGGAAGGAATACCCGATATTCTATTGTGCAGATTTGGGCGGGGTTTCCACTGGTAAAACTCTCACTCAAAACGAAGTTTGTCGGGTTTTGAAAAGAAAAGATTTAGCCGAGCAGAAAAGAGTTACTAAGGAACAATCCACACTAGACGATCTAAAAGCTGCGTGGCAAGAGATGTCAGCGTCAGATCGCAAGGCAAACAAAACAAACGCTGAAATCAACCCTCGTCTTTATGAGAAAGAACACTGTCAGGCGCGTCGGTGGTTTTATGATGAAGGTACTCTTGATGGCATCTTAAAAACGATGTCCTCGCAACCTTCTTGGCAAGGTGGGGTAGTCGTATATGACGAATTATCGGGATTTTTTGAAGGATTAAATCAGTACCGATCAGGTGGTAAAGGTAACGACCGGCAACGAGACTTAAGCAACTGGAATGGCCCTATCCGAAATACTTTTGACCGCGTAAACAAAGACAATCGATACTATTTAGATGGGCAAACACTTAATAAATTAGGTGGGATACAAGTCGAGAAACTCAGGAAATATCTTGATTTATCTAATGATGTCGATGGGGCAGTTTCTCGGTATCTTTTCTTGCTACACGAACCCCTTGATCCTCGTCCTGGTAAGCCGCCAGAAGACCCTAATTCTATCGATGAGTGTATCGAAACACTGGTCAATCAAATCAGTGGAATTAGCCTAGAAGCTGATGAAAATGGGATTATCGATCCTTATAATTGCTGGTTTAGCGAAATCGGAGAAAGTTATGCCTGGGGTATTAAGTATCACTACGAGATACTTATTAAGAAGTATCGAGCGATTAATCCATCATTTGCTTCCTATCTAGGGAAGCAAATGAAGACTTTTTTAAGGCTTACATTAAGTATCCATCTTCTCAATTGGATATTTGATCCAGATAATACTAATCTTTACAGTATTCCTGTGCAAACAGCCATTAAAGCTGCTAAGATGACCGACTTCTATATCAGTCAATTCCTGACAATTCAAGGAGTTACGTCTCAGGACGAAAATCCAGTACAGGGAATTTTATCCGAAATCTGGGAGATCGTTAAAAGCGCAGGTCAAATTAAACCTCGGGACGTTGCCCAAAAATTCGGCGGGCGTAAAATTAATGGGGAAAAAGTAAATACATCTATCGCCCGTACCCTACTTACTCAGCTAGAGCAAGCTGGCTATGGACGACTAGAGGTCAAATCAAGGGGTATGGTGTTGCACTATCAAGAGCCAAAAGAATTAGAAACTTTTGAGATAGAAGATTCTCTGGAATATAAATCGGAGATAAAAGAAGAAATTGTTCAAGTTGCCAGTCCCACTTTCACACACCCAAAAAATGAATCGATCCCTGATTCTGGCATAGTAGAAGTTGAATCGGAGCCAGTAATCGATGAGTTATCGGCTGATGGTGTACACATTGATAGTCTTCCTGATCTTGAGAAAGAAAAGGTGCTAGTGCGGACGGCTGCACCTATAGAGATAGGGGAGCGAATTATCCCACCGAGAGCAGTCGGAAAAGTTATAGAAGCAACTTTTGACACTTTTGACAATCAATGGCTTTTGAGGGTAGAAACTGTTTTAAATGGGTCTGTGATCATTTTTACAATTCCATTTTCTGATTGTTACCTAGATATAAGTACCTGATAGAATTGACAATTTTAGGAGTCCCTGATAGGATTGAAGTGCTAGAGTAGCTTGGTAGCTAAAGGCTGAAACGAAGCCTTCAACCGAAAAGGGACTTAATGCAAAAAATAAAGTTATTTTTTGTTTCAAAACTGAAATTTGCGAATCCACCGAACTTAGCAAAGATTGAGTGAGGGAAGGGCGTTTCGTCAGGAGTAGATTTAATTAAGTTTTGCGGGTTCAATTCCCGTCTCTAGTACCTATGATCGGACAATATATTCCCTCCCGATACCCTGAAAAAGTTTATCGTGTTAATTCCTATGGTCAAATTTTCCCCCGGTGCAAACCACTGGGGATTATTAAGACTGCCATAGGAATCTACTATCACTTTGAATCAATTGATCGCCTCACAAAAGGAGAACATTTTTACTGTTTTCGCAAAGAAGATTTTACAGAAATTTCTTGACAATTCTAGTAAAATGATGTAGGATTTAAGTAATAGATTGAAGAAGAAATCATGAAGCGTATCGTAAATATGAACACTACTGAAATTAGTTATTATGCTAATTTCTATGCTGGACAATATCGAAATTCTAAGCAAGAATCTGGGGAAAATGTCCAAAAAAAACGTGCCATTTTATACTCTAAAATTCAGGAGTATAATAAAGTTTTGGAACAACGAGGTTTTAAACAAGTAAAGGTGTAAGCGTAAAATGACAACAAACTCAAAAAAGCGACTATATTGTGTAATTTTTTGGCTAACGATTTTGGCTTATTTAGTAATTATATCGGCTTTATTATTAGATGCGAACGAAGCCTATAAAGACTACAAAGTTAATTTGAGCCTATTGTACGGTATTGTTTAAAAAAGTAAAGGTGTGATTATGGAAAAAGAAACTAAAAAAGCATGGGCTAAATTATCAAGTCAGGATGACATTGATAAGAACAAAGGACTTATCAGAGGGACGGATGAGCAAGAGTCTGCCAAAAGACTTAAAGCGCATTTAGATTACTGCAAAAGACACCTAAAGGATTGGAAACAATGAGATACACGATCAGGACAATAGATAGAGAAAATAAGCCTTGCAAGATTAAAACTTCTATGCACGAAAGCCATTTAATGGCTTATTTAGACGCTTTAAGCCGCAACAGTCATCATGGTATCGTAGTAAAGGAATCAGTAGGTATTTCTTAGTAAATTTACCCAACAGGAGTAACACATGAACACATGGCAAATAGCGGAAAAGTTATTTAATTTCTGTAAAGAAAAATACCCAGATTTAGACTGGAATTTTGATTTTACAGATAATCGCTACGAAATCATTCAATGCTTAACTTTTTCTAATGGCAGCATAGAGATTAGATACGGTTTTTGTACGGGATTAGACAGACAACTTAAGTGTGTTCAGTGGCAAGATAACCAAATAGGAAGGTTTAAAATTTGGATAAATCCTCCTACTGAGTTCTGTCATGATCGGTATGAAGACACTATAGTTTTTGAGAATCTTGCCTATTATAGACATGAGCTATGGAGTGCAGAAAATTGGAAATTAGTTAGTCAATACCAAAAAATAATGCTAGATATTTTCACTTTCATTTTTGATGAAGTTAAAAATATCTAGCATTACTAGACAAAATATCTGTCTAGTAACTTTACCCAACAGGAGTAACAAATGGACATAAAACAAGTAACAGGGAAAATATTAGAATTCTGTCACAGAAGTTATCCAAATTTAAGATGGAATTACTCTTATAGTG